TCAAAGTGCTACACCTAATTTAAACCAACAAGATGATGTTCTACTACTAAATTCAGATAGAAGTATTACAGCACCTTCCTTGACTAATGCTTTAATAGATTCTGGAGGAAATCAATCTTTAATCACTAAACAATATCTTGATGCTAATTCAGGGGGAACTGCATCTACTGGTTTAGAAGCTATTGATGAAGGTAGCGGTATTGGGTGGAGACTTATAGGAAGAGATGATACTAAGTTTTCTAATATAGGATTAGGGGCGGTTGATTTTTCTAATAGTGAAGCTTTTACTACTAACGGAGGTGCTGTTGGAGAAGATTCCTTTGCTGTAAACGCTCAAAATTCAGCGGGGGGTAGGAACTCTTTTGTATCTGGATACAGAAACACTATAGCATTAAGTGCTAATGGATATGGTAGTTTCATAGCAGGAGGAAGTCAAAATAATATAAGTGCTCAAAATTCTTTTATAGCTGGTGGTGTAGGAAATTCTATACAACCTGGCGCAAATTTTGGATTTATAGCAGGAGGAAGTAACACAGTGCAGACTAATAGTTATGGAGCTGCTTTTGGTGCTAATAACATAGCTCAAGGTAGATACTCTTTTGTATCAGGTTTTGATAATAATTCTAGGTCTTTTGGTGAATTTTCAATCGGTATAGAAGGAATAGATTATACACCTTCTTCTACAGATTCTTGGGTAGCTACAGATAGAATATTTAATGTAGGAAATGGTATACCGAATGGTACTTCATCAAATGCATTCACTATCTATAAAAACGGTGCAGTTCAATTACATCCAGTAACAGAAGCTAGTATTACTAATCCTACTGTAGGAATGATGATAATTGATAGTGCAGATACTAACAAACTAAAGTTCTATGATGGAACCGCTTGGAGAACAGTAAGTTTTACATAATAATAAGTTAATGGAAACAGTCGCAATAACAAAATTAAAATCAATACCTAATGTAATGATAAAGTATGTGGAATTAAAAGAGATTCCACTTGATAAAGAAATAGATTATTCTCCCAATCAAGATGGAACAATATTATGTACTAAAATTTCTGACAGAGATGATGGATTAAGTTTTAGAGTAATAATGAAAAGAGGAACTAAATGGGAAGCTCACCACCATGATTGTACTGAAACATTAATAGTATGGAAAGGAGCATTACAAGGTAATTTAAATAATACTTCAATAAAAAGAGGTGGTATATTAGAAATGAGTGCAAAGTTAATACATGAGATATATGCAACAGAAGATAGCATATTTTACGTAGAATTTAAAAATCCCCAATAAATATGACATTAGCAATAATAGATCTTTGGTCTATATTGGAAAGTAATGTTTTTGCAATGATAATTTACCCTTCTTTATCTGGAGTGGTGATTTGGTTTGTTAGTAAAAAACGTTATCAAGAAAAAGATTTAAAAGATAGAGATGTAAATACAGAATCAAATCAGTCAGAAATAGTATCTAAAAATCTTGAGTTATATCAAAGAATGTTAGATGATATAGAAAAAAGATATGAAGAAAGAATATTTAAATCAGATAAAGAAAAAGAAGAATTAGAACAAATAATAAAAGAATTAAAACAAATAATATCTGAGTTAGAACAAGCTTTAATTGAATCTAGAAATTTAAATTATGAGCTTGAAGTTAAGACTAAGAAATTTGTAAATGAAATAATAAACCTTAAAGGTAGATTAGAAGAATACGAAAATGAAAATTAAAAATGTAATATTAGATTTTGGACATGGTGGTATAGATGCTAATGGTAATTATACTACTGCTCCAGCTAAAATGTTTAAATTTCCTAATGGTGAGATAGCTTATGAGGGTGTTTTAAACAGACAAATAGGTGGTCATGTAGTTACATGTCTTAGAAGTCATTTAGATTTAAATGTGGTTACTACAGTAGCTGAAACAGATCCTAGAGATTTATCATTAGGATGGAGAGTTAGAGTAGCCAATAAGTTTAATCCTAAAGAAACTATATTTATATCTATACATAATAATGCAGGTGGAGGTCAAGGTTTTGAATTATACACAACTAAAGGTAAAACTAAAAGTGATGATTTAGCTGAAAGTCTAGCTAATAATATGGAACATACTTTTAAACAGTATGATATGAAACTAAGATATGATTTCTCTGATTCTGATAAAGATAAAGAAGTAGATTTTTATGTACTTAGAAAAACTAAGTGTCCAGCAGTTCTTTTAGAATGTGGATTCTTTGATAGCAGAAAAGACTTTGATAAATTAAAAGATCCTATATTCCAAGCACATCTTGGATCATTTATATATACTGGAATAATAGAATTTATAAACAAAGAAAATGGTAAATAAAATAAAAAATATAAGTCTTATAGTTTTAAGTATAGCTGTAATATTATTAAGTTTTAAAGCTTGTGATGAGAAAGAAACTATCACTGTGGAAGTACCAGTTAAAATAGATGTACCTGTACCAGTTGTAGAAACTGAATTTGATACTATATATCTACCTCAACCTATTAAAGTTATTAAAGAAACTGAAATAGATTCTAGTATTTATAATAAATATTTAGCTTTAAAAGATTCTATTGTTAAAAATAAAATAGTAAAAGATGCATTAACTATAAGAGAGTATAAAGAAAAATTTGATGACTCTATACAAACTATAGAAGTATATTCTAATGTAACAGGGACTCTTAATAAGCAACAAGTATCTTATAAAACTAAACCTCGTACAATAGCTATAGATACAGTTATAGAAACTGATATTAAGATACCTTATAAAACTAAATTTGCATTAGGAGGTGAATTTGGAATACCTTTACAAGGAGTTAAAGATATTTATAACACACCTCAAGGTTCTGTAGTTATAGAGCAAGATTTTGTAGCTAAAGCTAATTTTTTTATAGATACTAAAAAGTTTATATATTCAGGTTCATTTGATACTGAGAAAAGAGCTTGGGTAGGTATAGCATATAAATTTTAATTATAAAATAAATGTTAAAAGTCTTGTATATTAAATATATAAGTTGTACCTTTGCATTATTATTAACTAAAATTAAAATATGAAATTATTAGATATTAAGAATTTTTTAAGAAATAAACCTGGTTATTTAAAAAAATCAGGTAGAAGTTTAAGTAGAATATTACTTAGTCAAGGTTATATTGCAAGTAAGGGTGAATGTACAGTTGCAATTAAAGAAGTTAAGAATGAACTTAAAGCTTTAACTGTATCTTCACCAGAAGAAATAAAAAATAGACCTTTAAAAGTGCTTATATACGATATAGAGACATCTTATAATATAGTAAGTACATGGCGTGCAGGATTTAAAATTAATATTCCTCATTATGCTGTAATTAAAGAAAGAGCTATTATTTGTGTAAGTTATAAATGGGCTGGAGAAGATCAAGTATATAATTTAACTTGGGATAAAAATCAAGATGATAAATTTCTTCTTGAACAATTTATTGAAGTTATGAATGAAGCAGATTTACTTGTAGCTCATAATGGAGATAGATTTGATCTTAAATGGATTAAAACTAGAGCATTATTTCATAGATTACCAATGCTTATAGATTATCCTCAATTTGATACACTTAAAGTAGCTAAGAAAAAATTCTACTTTAATTCTAATAAACTAGATTATATATCTCAGTTTTTAGGAGCAGAAGGTAAATTACCAACAGATTATCAACTTTGGGATAGAGTTATTCAAGATAAATGCCCTAAAGCATTGCAAGAAATGTTAGATTATTGTGATGAAGATGTTAGACAATTAGAGAAAGTATATGATGTACTTGTTAATTGGGAGAAACCTAAGACACACTTAGGAGTATTGCAAGGTAAAGATAAATTAACTTCACCTATAAGCGGTACAACAAATATAGAACATGTTAAAACTGTAGCTACAAATAGAGGTACAATTAAACATATAATGAAAGATTTAGATACTGATAGATTATTTGAAATGTCAGATACTAACTACAAGAAACATTTAAAATATAATAGTTAATAATATTGATAACAGGATGTACTAGATGATCTGAACAAGTTATCAAATAACCCTCTCTAGATTAGAGGGGGTTTTCAATTTAAAATAATATGGCTACATTAGCAGAAATTACATATGACATAAGAGAAGCTATTAAAGAGTATACAGATGACTCAGAAATAGATGATAGATATATACATTATTTAATAAATATTAAACGTGCTAAATATCTAAAACAACGTTTAGATCAATTAGGTAGAAAGTTTAATACTAGAATACTTCAAACATTTTGTTTAGGTACTGAAGAAGTATCTATAAATGAATGTGGATTAGATTTAGAATGTGATACTATATTAAGAACTAATAAAACATTACCTCAGTTTTTACAACTTTCTGATAAGGATGCTATTGAAAGAATATCACCTTCTAATAGGTTGTCTAAAAAGTTTAATGTTATACCTAGAGAAAAAGCTTCTTACTTAAATAGTTCTTATCATCCTAATAAAATAAAAACATATCTTCACAATGATGGTTATTTATATTTTATAGGTGGTGATGATATATTTTTAGAATGTGTGAGTATAACAGGAGTGTTTGAAAATCCTTTAGATTTACAAGAATATAAAAACTGTTGTAATTGTGAAGATTCTACTCAATGTATAGATATTGATACTATAGAATATCCTATTCAAATAGAACTTATTGATATAATAAGAGAAGATATAATTAAAGATCTTTTAAGAACTAAACAAATACCAGAAGATAAACTAAATAATTCAAATGATTAAAAGAAAATCTAAAAAAATACCTGCTCATTATGGTATGAATGATTACTATAAATTTTTCTGTACTATATATAAAGATATAGATATAGATAAAGTTACTTTTAATAAAATAATAAGTGAATATAATGAAGCTATGGGAGATCTTCTTATAGACGAGCTTACTTTAACTCTACCAGTTAGAATGGGAGTGTTAGAAATATTAAAAGAGAAAAGAAAAGTTTATATGAATGATGAAGGTGTTATTATAAATAATAAACCTATAGACTGGAAAGCAACTAATAATCTTTGGGCTAACAATGAAAAAGCTAAAGAAAATAAAATATTGATTAGACATGAAAATAAACATACTAATGGATATGTATTTAAAATATTTTATAATAAAAAAATTGCAAATTATAAAAATAAAACAGTTTATTCATTTGCTCCCATAAGAACAATAAAAAGAAATATAACTAAAAGAATAAAAGATTATTCTAAAAGAAAGTATGACACTTTCGTAAAAAAATAATATAACATGTATAATGGTAAGCACGTATCTTTTAAAACAGTTCTATGGAGAGCTATGAATCAAACGTTTGTATCAGATTTATCTGAAGAACAAGCTGCTGATTATGCTTTAGAATTAATTAGAAGGTTACAAATAGGTTTTTCTTTTGGAGAATCAGTAGAATATTCTACAGTAAATAATTATAAAGCTTCTTTACCTAAAGATTTAATATTTATTAGAGGTATAAGATTTATAACTAATAATGATATACCTGATAATTTAAGACTTGATACAACACCTAGTTTTATTACAGATGAAAATTTAGTAGGATATTTTAATCAGTATCCAAATTGGTTACCAGCTAAATATACTGGTTATATATATAATTCAGATTATCATTGTAATGGTCAATCTTATCCTGATGATAAAGCTTGTGATATAACATATACTTTAAATAACAACTATGCTAATTTATCTGAACAAGAAGGTGTTATTCAAATATCATATAGATCTTTATTAACAGATGAAGAAGGTTATCCTATGATACCAGATGATCAGTCTTTTCAAGATGCTTTGTATTATTACATACTTAAAGAACATTTATTTGGTCTATTAGCTACAGGGAAGGTTTCTGAGAGGTTTTATAACAAACTTGAACAAGAATACTCTTGGGCTGTAGGACAAGCTCAAAACAACCTTAAATTAGCTGGTATGGATCATTGGGAATCTTCCATGAATGGTATTAGAAGATTAATACATGATCATAATCAAGCTGATGATGGTTTTAAAAATTTACATACTAAAGAACAAATTAGAAAATATTAATTATGATTAAGAATGCAATCTATACTTTTGGTGGAGCTAATCAAGATTTAAGTAAAAGTAAACATTTACCTCAATATTATTTTGAAGCTGGTCATATAAAATTACTAGCTACTGATAGTCAATCTACATCTTCTCTTACTAATGAGAAAGGTAATGAATTAGTATTATCTATCCCTAAAGTAACTATAAATAAAGTAAATAAAATAATTTATTATAATGATAAACAATTACCTTATATTAATACTGAAATAGAAAATATAGAAGATTTAGTGTCTGAAGATCAAGTTATAATAGGTCATTCTGAAACTAGAGAAGGTATTATTTTATTTACTACTAATAATAAAGGTTTTGATTGTATTTGGTTAGTTGATAATGTATTAAATAATTCTTATGAACTTAAATTATTATATGTTAGAAATTTAGATTTTAATATAAATAAACCTATACAAGCTTTATTTAACTATGAGAATGATAACATACAAAAAGTATATTGGGTAGATGGTAGCAAACAAGTAAGGTTTATAAATACTCAACATTCTATTGATAATGGAGATAAAGAAGAGTTAATAAATCTTCCATTAACTACTATTAATTTTGTAGGTAATTTTAATTTAAACCAACCTATAATTACTGATATTAATTCAGGAGGTATTCATACATCAGGTAAAATACAATATGCTTATAATTTATTTAAACTTAATTCTTCCCAAACAGTAATTTCACCATTAAGTGAACTAATATCTTTAGATAAAGGTAACAATCAAGGTGGAGGAGAAGTTAATGAAATAGTAGGTAGCATACCTGTTGTACAAATAGACGATATAGATACAACATATACTAATCTTAAATTATATGCTATAAAATATACATCTTTTAATGAAATACCACAAATATCTTTAATACTAGAAACTAATATAGATAATAATTCTATTACATATTATGATGATGGAACTGTTATAAATAATTTATCATTAGAAGAATTTTTATTCTTGGGAGGATCACCTATTATACCTAAACATATAGAAGCTAAAGATAATAGGTTATTATTATCTAACATTAAAGAAATTAATTTTGATGTAGATATTGATACTAGAGCTTATAGTTTTCCATCAATTAGTAATATTACAGAAGTTTATGATAATGTAAAAGAAGTTAATGGTAATATAACTGGAGATAGATATCCTGTTAGTATAATTACTTATAGTAATGTACCTGAAAAACATGATTCTGTAAATATTGATTATGAAATTAATAAGTATCAACCTGGTACTACTATATTAGGAGGAGAAGGTAGATTTTTAAAATATGAACTTACACCTACTGAATTAACAGATTCTCAAGCTGAAGAAAATACATTTTTTAAGTCAGAAGAAATATATAGAACAGGTATTAAGTTTTATAATAGATTGGGTCAATCATCTTTTCCTAAATGGATAGCTGATATTAAAGCACCTAAAGCAAATCTTAATGGTTTATATAATATACTTAAAGTAACTTTAAAACCTGAATTTTATGTGTGGTTAAATACTTCTTCTAACTTTGAATCAGAAGATGATAAGCCTATAGGATATAAAATTATAAGAGCTGATAGAACATTAAGTGACAGAACTATAATGTATCAAGGTGTATTATCATCAATGATTTTTCAATTAAAAGGTGAAGAAGCTAAAACAGATAATTTTCCAATTGATATAACTGATATTCAAGATCAAGAGTTAAAAATACCTAGTTATTTTATTAGAAATTTTGAAAATAGTGGTAAGTTATTTCCAGAATTATACCAAATACCTGTAAATTCAGGTAGAGGAGAAATAGTAAGAAGTTTACATGGTAGTAGATTAAATGCTGTTGAAATACATTCTAATGAGCAAAACTCAGGTAAAGTATCTCAAACATTTCAATTTAGTAAAATGATGCAATTACATAGTCCAGATGTTCAATTTGAATTTACTTCTATTAGAAGTGATTTACAATTGAAAGTTAATGGATTAGCTCAAATGACTGAAGAATATATACAATCAAAAGAAGTTATATTAAATAGTTCATTAGAAAAATTTGGTGGTAAATTTCAATTTTTTCCTACAAGACAATTTCTTGAGAATAATAATATGAAAGATACTTTTGACACTCCTAATAGCACCTCTAATCCAAGATATATAGGACCTTCTGGAGATATTGATACTACAGATTTTTATCAATTGTATAGGGCTTATAATGATTATGTAAGTTCTTCTACGGATAGAGTATATGATATATATGGTTCTCCTGAAATAGCAGAAAGAGGTCAAGGTAGAAAGAATTATAATGGTAATGCTAAATATGCTTATGCTAATAGTTTAGAAAGTTTTATATCTGATGGAGAAGATAATTGTAATGATTGTCCAGCTTTAGTTAGTATGAACTCTTGGTCTACTAAAAATATAACACTAATGTTAGGAGATGAATCTATACCTACTGGTAATAGATCTGGAATAGAAGATATATTTAATGATGCAGGAGATTTACCTACTAATGGTATATTATCTGTAGATATTAAAATACCTGCTAATAATGTTTATCTTAATAATATATATGGAGGTAATACTTATGAAGCTAAAACAAGATCTGTATATATTGATATTGGAGAATATAAAACTATAACTAGTAATGAAATAACTATATTATCTCCAGGTGATACTTATGTTCAGAATTATCAATTTCTTAGAATAGGTAAAACTGATACAGAAGTTCTTAATACTAGAATACCTCAAATAAGTGAGATAGTATCATTTCCTGTAGAAACTACAGTAGACTTAAAAAATAGAAATGATTTATCTTTATTTAATTGGGATAATAGATTTCAACCTAAAGATGAAGAATATCATAAATATAATAGAGTATATTCTCAACAACCTACATTAATTAAATCTACAGCTAAACCTGATAACTTTAGAAAAGTAGAAAGTTTTGATACTAGAATACAAGCTACTAAGCTTAAAATTCCTAATGAAACTATAGATAGTTGGACTGATATATTAGTAAATGAAGTTATTGATTTAGAAGGTGTATATGGACCTATTAACAACATTAAAGTATTTAAAGATAGGCTTATATCATTTCAAGATAAAGCTATCTCTAATATATCTGTAAATCCTAGAATACAAGTGCAAGCTAATGATGGTGTAGCAATAGAATTAGGTAGAGGTTCTGTATTATATGATTATGATTATATTACTACTCAATCAGGTAGTATTAATAAATGGTCTATATTAGAAACTAAGAAAGGAATATATTACTATGATTTACTAAATAAAGCAATTGGTAGAATACCTGATGCAACTAATACTTTTTTATCTGATATAAAAGGTCAACATTCATTCTTTAATAATAATTATAATTATAATTTGTTAAAAACTGATAATCCTTTAATTAAAAAAGGTGTTGTATTTGGTTATGATAACTATAATAATGATGTTTATTTTACTTTACATTTAAATAATAATGATGGCATTAGAAAAGATGATAAATCATTTACTTGGTGTTATAATGAGCTTAAAGAAGAGTTTATAGATTTAAAACCTGGTTATATACCATCACATTATATTAATCAAGGAGAGAAACTTATATTAACTAATCCAGATAATAATAAATTATATGAACAATATAAAGGTGAATATAATAAATTCTTTGATAAATATGAGCCTAGTTATATAACTTTAATGGTTAACCCAGAAGCTAATAAAGATTGTGTATTTAATAATATAATGTATAAATCAGAGTTATATTTAAGAAACGTAGATCAACCTAAAAAGACTCTTACAGGTATACAAGCTTATAATGAATATCAAGATACTGGTTTAATACCTCTTAAATTATCTAGAAACTTAAATTTAAGACGTAAGTTTAGAGATTGGAAAGCTAATATACCTAAAGATGGTAGAGATAGAATTAGAAATCCTTGGATGTTTCTTAAATTAGAACTAGACAATGAAGATAACTATAAAATGATACTACATGATATTATAGTATTTTACTCAACATATTAACAATTTATATATAAGCAGGTAATTACATATATAAAATATATGTGTTTTTACTTGCTTTTATAATTTATTTTTCTTATCTTTGCATATTATGAATGATAATTTAAACAACAAAGATCCTTACTTTGATAAGATATTAAAAGATATCATTGAAGATAAAGGTGGTACCGAAGCTGATTATAAAAGACTTATGAATGGTATAGCTTACCATGAATCTGCTGGAACATTAGATCCTACTATACATCAGTATGGTGGAGGTCCTGGTAGAGGTAAATATCAATTTGAAGGTCAAGGTGGTAGTAATAGAATACTTAGTGCTGCTAATAGAACTAAAAAATATTTAAGAAGTAAAGGTCATGCTGTACCAGACTATATAAGTAAAATTATAAAGAATGGTACTGGTGATGCTAGTACTTTAACTAGTGCTCAACAAGATGTATTATTTTTAGGTGATCTAAGAATGAAAGGTGGTGTTGATTTAAAAGATTATGTTACTGGTGATTTATCTATTCAAGATTTATGGGCAGATCATTGGTGGGCTGGAAGTAAAGAGAAAAGAGCTGGGCATATTAAATCTTTTAATAATTCACTTAATAAATTTAAAAAAAAGTTTAATACACCACAAGAACCTGTTAAAATAAATGTTTCAGGTATGAAAGTACCTGATGAAAGAATGATGGCTGCACCTAAACAAGATAATTTAGATTTATCTAAATATATGAATAGAAAGTTTATTAACCAAGAGGATAGTAAACTTAATTCATTTAATACAGGTGGTAGACATGAACAAAATCCTCTAGGAGGTATTCCACAAGGTATGGGTGGTAATGGTAAACCTAATACTGTAGAACAAGGAGAATCTAGTTATGACTTTCCAGAAGGTAAATTTATATTCTCAGATAGAGTATTTATAAATCAAAAAGATACTAAATTAAAACCAACTAAAAACAATGAATTTGCTTTAGGTGGTAATTTAAATCCTAACTGTGGTGGAGAAGGTCAACCTCCTTGTAAAGAAAGACTAATGGAAACTGGAAAAACTGCAAATACATGGGGTAATATGTTTGGAAATGTAGGTCAATATTTTTTTGGTATGAAAGATGAAGACTTAAAAGAAAGTCCTTATAAACCTACTATAAAATCATATGTAAATCCTGGAGACAAAGAACCTAAATATTATACTAGACCTGGCATGAGAGAAGATGTTTATAATGATTTAACTTCGGATAGAGTTAAAAAAGACTACAATCATGATGGAAGTTTTAATGATATATTTAAAGGTCTAAAAAGTAATGGTGAAGATAGAAAGCACAACGCAGATCAAGCTTTTCCTAAAAATAAAGCAGGATATAAAGGACAGTACAATAAAGGTCATGGTAGCTTTAAAGGAGAATTTAACTTAGGGAGATATAGAACAGATGCAGGTGAAGATGAAAAAGGTAGATATATATCATTTGTAGACACTTATGACTGGAATGGATTTAATACTGATAACAAGATTCCTTTCTATGATAGAATATATGAAAAAGATTGGTCTACTTATTCTGAAAAAGTAAAATTAGAAAAATTAAAAAAGATTAAAAAACAAAAAGATAAAATTAAAAGAATAAGTGGCTTTGTAAAAGGTAGTAAAATATAATATACTAAAGATGAAAAATAATATAATAAAAATGTTTAATTTACCTTCTTATATAAAAGGTAAATCATTCGCAGAAGCTTCTAAAGCTATAGAAAAGAAATTTGAAGGTAAATCAGATAAATTTTCTAATGATACTAAAGAGACTTTCATGAAAAGACTTTCTGAAGCTCAAGAGTATACTAAAATGCAAGAGCAAGAATTAAATCCTTCTTCAGAAACTAATGAAATGAAAATGGGAGGTAATCCTTTAGAAGCAGCTGGAACAGCAATGAATCTAGGTCAAATGGCTTTTGGTAATTCTAGTGTAGACACTTCAGGCAACACTGATATGACTGGTGTGAAAGCTAATCAAGGTGGTATGGCAGCAACAGGAGCTCTACAAGGAGCACAAGCTGGTATGCAATTTGGACCTTGGGGTGTAGCTGTAGGTGGTGTTGTAGGAGGAGCTGCTGGTTTAATAGGTGGTGGAAAGAAAAAGAAAGATTTAGCAGAAGCTAATATGAATAATGCTTTAATGCAAAATGCTCAATTTAATTCAGTATTTGCAATGGGTGGTTATACAGACCCTACAGAGCCTACTTTAACAGATAAAGAAAAGAAAGATGTAAAATCTTTAAATAATGCTCAAGATATACAATTTACAGGTATTAATCCTTTAAATGATTTTGCAGCTAATCCAGCACCACCACAATTAGATTTAGGTAAGTATGCTGATTTAGGATTTTATGATGTTAAAATGAATGGTAATGAATATAATGTAAATCGTACAGATAAAAATCCTTATAATTATGTTAAGCATAAGGAGAATATGAAATATTTACAAGAAAGAAATCCTAATGCTAATATAGCACCAAGTAGAAATACTTATGCTAAAGGTGGTAAAATGAGTAATGATTATGCTGGTGGAGGATTTCCAGATTTTACTAATTTAGCTGAATATATAAAGAATAATCCTCAAGGCAATGATGAAATAGATTATAGTATTGGTGCTCCACCTAATACTCAAAGAATACCACAATCAACTATACTAGCTAATTCTGGATTAGAAAGAAAAGGTTTTGAACCCATGATGCCAGGATTACAAGAAAGTGCATTAAAAGGTAGTCAAGAATTAATTAATAATACAAATAGAGATAATAATACAGGTAATAATTCATCAAATAATAAAACTTCTTTTCCTCAAGGAGCTGGAGTAGAAGCTTTAAGATATGCTCCATTAATAGGTAATGCTTTACAATTAGCTAATTTAGATAAACCTGATTATGAAAGATTAGATAGATTGGATAATAGATATCAAAAAGATATGTTTGATGAGCAATCTTTAATTAATAATGTTAACTCTAATTATAACAAAAACTATGTTAAAGAGAGTTCTGGTGGATCTTTAGGATCTTTTGCAGCTAATAGTGCTGCTGCTGAATTAAATAAAACTAGAGCTGTCTCAGAAGGTTTTCAAAGAGGTGAACAAGTAAATAGACAAGAAAATACTACAGCTCAACAATTTAATTTAGGAGTTGATAGACAAAACTTAAATCAAGCTAATCAAGAAAATGATATTAATGCTAGAAATGAAGGTAACTATGATACTCAAAAATCTAAAATGATAAGTCAAATAGGTAATGATTTAGGTAATATAGGTAGAGAACAATCTTTTAAGCAAATGGTTAAAGATTCTGGATTATGTTATGACACATCAGGAGCTTATATTTGTGGTAGTAGTCAAAGACTTACTGAAGAGCAAGTAAAAGAAGTTAAATCAGAAACTAATGAGAATGCTAAAGGTGGAATGATAAATTCTAATTCAATGTTTACATCTTATTTAGATTACTTAAAAAATAAATAATATGAACAGATATAGTAATTTTAGTCAAAGTCAGTTTAATCCTTTTACAATGGAAGAGGTATTTACTGTACCTTTAGCTAAACAAGCAAAACATGACCAAGCACAAGCAGCTTTAGATGAATTAGGTTTGTTTGATTTACAAAGACTACAAAAAGATAATGACTTAGCTGAAGGATATATTAATGATTATACATCTAAAATAGATGGTGAAGTTGATTCTATAAACCAGAGTGGTATAACTAATCAATCATTAGGTCGTATTAAGTCTCTAGCAAGAGATAGGCAGAAATGGATGACTCAAGGTCAAGGTAAGGATATTAAAGCTAATTATGATGCTTATGTAGCTAATAAAACTCAACTAGATAAAATGTTTGAGAAAGGAACTATATCAGCTGATAAACATCAATTAGGTTTGCAACAAGCTTTAAATAATTATAAAGGTGTTGCTGAAAATGATAGATATGATTCTTTTAATGCTACAGCAGATACAGATTATATAGCAGAAGCTTTAGAACTTGCAAAATCTGTACCTACTCAAGAAAGAGAAAATTACTTAATGGAGAATGGATATCAATTAAGTCCTGATGGATCTACTTGGGTGCATGGTACTTCAGGTCAAAAATTTACAAAACCTGGTGCTATTGCAGATATAGTAATGAGAGGATTAGGTAATAATTCAAATATAATGGCTGATCTTGAACAAAGAGCAGAACTAGGTTTATTTGGAGGTAGAACTAGAAAAGATATTCTTGCAGATTTAGCTTTAACTATGGAAAGAGATCTTTCTATAAATAGTAATTCACTAGATCCTAAAATAACAGGTAATAAAGGTTATTCTGCTGATAATAAAAACAAATCTAAAAATGTAGTATATAATTCTAGAACTAATGTAAGCCCTAATGTATTTAAAGATAGTACATTAAAATCTTTATCTAAAATAGGTACTACATCAAGTTTAGCTGGTGAAGTATCTGATTCAGCTATAAAAGGATCTCAATATGAAGATAAAAATTCTAAATTATCAGATGGTTTAAGATCAATGTATGGTTCTGGTGAAAAAAAATTAAGAACTATTAATAATGTAGGTTTAAGACCAGAAGAAATAACTAAACTTCAATCTTATACAGATAAAATGTTTAATAATGAAGCTATTAAGCAAAAATTAGGTTTAACTAATAATGATTTAAATGATCCAGTTACAATTAAAAAAGTTTCTAATTATATATCTAAATTTCAACAATTACAATTTACACAAAATGTTATAAATGCTAATAGTTCTCCTGGTGAATTAAATTCTTTACCTAAAACTAATTCTACTTTGTTAAGTCAAAGTAATGAATATATTAAAACTGAAATAGATGCAGGAGGTATTAAAGTTTATGATCAAGAAAGTGGTGACTTATTAGATGAAAATGATATAAATAAATTTGATAAAATTAAATTTACAGGTTATTATTCTCCTGATAATTTAATATCTGGTTTAAAAGGTGCTAATGAAGCTACTATGACTTCTCCTGGAGAAATATTAGCTTATAAAGATGGTAAAAAAGTAGGACAATATTATGTATCAAGACCTACTTCAGATATGGACACACCTGAATTTCAAGCTGCTAAACTAATAAAAAATATTAAAGTAGGAATGGTAGAAAATTTAGGTTTACAAAATACTTTAGAATTACCTAGAGAATTACAAAATACTAGAGCTTATAAGAATATAAATTATATGTTTGATCCAGACACTTCTTTATATACTATATCAATGGATAAAATATTACCAGATGGTTCAATAGAAACTATTACTCCAAAAAATAAAGATGGTTCTATATCAACTACAACAAGTTCTAAATTACAGGAATTTATATACAAAATGTATGGTATAAACAAAAATAATGATTAAGTATGGAAGATGAAAATGAAGTAATTCAAGCAGAATCACCTCAAGCAGTTGATCCTCAACAAGAATTAAATGAATTATTTAGTAATTCTGGAGATGTATTAGATTCATCTGCTGCTAGTAAAGCTTATAACCTTCCAGGTTTTGGTGATTCTCAGTATGATAAAGATATTAAAATTGATGCTCAATTAGAACTTAATGAGTTATTTAATAAGTCTCTTGAACAAAATAGAGCTTTATTACAACCTAAAATAGATAAGTTTGGTAATGCATTAGGAAGACTTACTAACATTATACCTGAAGCTATAGGTGGTATGGCTGCTGTATTAGACTTTGAAGATTACTTTAATTCTAATGATGAAGTAGGTAACTGGTTAACAGATCTTACTAATGAATGGAAAGAATCTACTAATGAAGCTTTACCTATATATAGAACTGATAGAGATAAACCAATGGATTTTGGTGATTCTGGATGGTGGTTTGAAAATGGTTCATCTTTAGTTCAATCTATTGGTGGATTTGCTATTACAGGAGGAGCTGTAGCTAAAGGGTTACAAGGACTTAGTAAATTAGCTAAATTACAAAAGATTGGTACAGCTATGGCTGGAGCTAATGTTACTAATAAAGCAGGGCAAGTAGCTCAGACATTAGGTACAGCAGTAGGTTTAAATCAAGCAGAGGCTATATTAGAAGCTAGTGAAGTATATAAAGAAATATATGAGAAAAAATTAACTGAGTTTCAAATTGATGGTTCATTATCTAAAGAAGAAGCAGAAGCTAAAGCTAGACAAAAAGCTGCTGATGCAGCGTCTATTACTGTAGAAACAAATAGGCTTAATATATTACTTAACATAACATCAGCTAGTTTATTTACAGCTGCACCTAGATTAACAAGAAATTTACTTAAAAGACAAACTACTGCTAAGAACTTAGGTTATGGTTTATTAGAAGGTGGTCAAGAATCAGCTGAAGAAGTTATAAACTATATTGCTAGTCAGAGAGGTAAAGCTTTTGGTAATGACAAGGAATATGGAATGAAAGATATATACTTTGATATTATATCTGATCAATCTAAAGAAGCAGCTCTCTTAGGTTTTATGGGAGGTTTAGGTCAAACTATAATAACCAAAGAAGGTGTTAATAGAATTAATAAAACAGTAGACCCTGAAACTGGTGATAAAATATCAGTAAGAGCTTATAATAAACTTGCATATAAAAGACAAAAAGAACAACTTGATGAATTAGAACAAGCTGCTAATAGTGAAGATGTAAAAAGTTTTACAGATATATATAACTCTGTAGAAAAGCAAGCTATTATTAATCAAGAATTAGAAAAAGCTATAAAAGATGGTAATGATGATAAAGTAAAAGTATTACAAAAATTATCATTAGATACTCAAGCTTTAAATGCTTTTAAATCAGGTACTACAGAACCTTTAATAAAACTTTATGAAGACCTTGCAAATGGTCCTCAAAAGAAAGGTATGGATAAAGACTATGCTCAAACAGCTAGAAAAGCTGTGGAAAGAATAGAATCTTTAGAAAACATATATAATCAAGTATCAAATGAAGTAAACTCTAACCAGTTATATCATAATAGATCTCTAGTAGATAATTATGAAAATGAAATGGATAGAAAAGTAGTTATTCTTAATAATAAAAAAGCAGAACTTGCTAAGCAAGAATCTAGACTTGAAGATTATACTACTGATGAAGATACTAGAAAGAAGCATAGACTTTATATGCGTAGTATTAATCCACTACGTAGTGAAATTAGAGATATACAAGAAAGTATAGATAATGATTCAGAAATAATAAGTTTTCTTAATGAACAATATAAAGTAATAAATTCTTCTAAATATAAGAAAAATTATAAACAAAAACAAGAAGAATCTAATGCTCAAGAAGTTGAAGAAGAATTAGATGAGGTTTCAGATAATGTAGAAGAAGCTTATAATAAAGAGCAAGATGATATTGCTAATGAAGAAGCTACTGAAGTAACTAAGGAAGCTATTAAGAATGAAAAAGAAGAAGCTGATGATGTTAAAGCAGCTAAAAGAGAATCTAATAATGCTTTTACAGCATTAAATAACTTAATAGATGATTCAGATACATATAATTTTGAACCTATACCTAATTCACCTGGAGTAATATTTAAAGGTGGTTCTGATTTACATTTGGAATTATTAAGTAATATAAAAGGTTTTGAAAATGTAGATGCTAACACACCTATTATTATACAACAAACTAGAGAAGGTTTGGAAGTATCTATACAAAATTCTGATGGAACTACTCAAAACTTTATAGTTGAAGAGTATAATATAGTAGAAGAAGACACTTCTAGTAATGATGTTGTAGATAGTCAAGAATATGCTAACAATAATGATAATCAATTAGATTTATCAGATAATCCTATTATATCTAAAACATTTAGTGAACAAGAAGAAGTAAAATTAAATAAAGCTAAAGATGCTAGTTTAGTAGTGTCTCAAGATCCACAATTTTCTTCATCTAATTATAAAGAGTTTTCTGAAAATCCTAGAAATAAAGTAGGAGAAGAAGTTAAATTTAGTTTAGGTTATCCTGAAAATAGCGTTACAGCTAAAGATGCTTTATCTTTATTACAATCTTTAATGGAAGGTAGTATAAAAATATCTGATAAAGATTTAAAAAAACTTATTAGACAAATACCTATTAAAGTTAATTTTAATGAAGATACTTTTACACATTTACCTTTTGAATCAGAAATGTCTAGTACGTCATTAACTGATGCAGAACTAGAAGTTAAAACTAATCTTATAACTCAAATATTATTAAATCAATCTTTTGATGGTATTACATCTAAAGTTAAATTTCAATATCCTGGTATAGTTAAACAAGATGTTGTAGATGGTAAACCAGCAAGTAATAATATATTAGATTTAGAATTTATAAATAATAATATATCTAATGTAGAATATTTTATATCAGATAGTAATGGTAATATTTTATCATTAGATAATAAACCTAATGCTAGTTTTGGAAGGTCTAGCTTTCCAGGAAATATATTCGTAAAAGTTAAAACTGCAAATGGTAAAGACTTCCCTTTAAAAGTTAATATAAGACGTGTTAATGAACTAGAAAGTGATTTACTATTAGTTCTAACAGAAGCTTTATTAAACCCTTCTAAGAAGCTTAAATTTAAAGATGTAATAGGTAATAAACAAGATGAAATAGTTCTTAGTGAAGAACAATTAGAATTACTTAAACAAGAAGCTAAAATATTAGGTAAATCAGTGAAAAATTTAACTATCATTGATTTAATAAGTTCTTTAGTTTATGAAGGTACTTCAGATAAAAATAAATTTAAAATATCTGGTGTTAATTTAACTTATGGTAATAACATTATTAGTTTTCAAGATTTTGAAAGTTCTAAAGGTATAATTAAGAATTGGTTAATTAATAATAAGAATAGAAATGTTAAAAAAGCTAATCTTAAAGAAAAAGCTTATAAAGAATATATTACTAAAAATGTATTAAGTACTGATGCTAAGTTAGGAGAACATATATTTGGTGGTAATACTAAAATTTATATTGATACTAAAGTTGATAATACTGAAAATAAAAATAATGATTTACCTATCACTTCAGAAATTATAATAGATGATGATAAAGGTATAGCTAGTGGTAAAGCTTCAGACTTTGATAATTTATTAGCTAGTACTCCTGTAGATGATTCTGTAACCCCTACAAAAAGTATTCCTAAACCAAAAAGTATAGAATCAATACCTAATCCTGTAGCTAGAAAAAAAGCTAAAGGTAAAATTAAAGGTGGATTAAAAGCTAAATTAAGAGCTAAAAAGAATAATAATAATTCAAATGTAAATGACATACCATCTACAGATGATAAAAATAAAAAATGTTAATGAGTTGTATTATAGAAAGTAAAAGAGCTGAAGGTGTTGAATCTCCTTTAGGTAAAAAACTTATTGAAATATATAAAGATATAGATAAAGCATCTGATGTTTATTCTAAATTATCACACTCATCTTTTATTGAAAAATTTGGTGATTGGAGAAATGAAGATATTGAAGGTAGAACTAATGCTTTAGGAGAACCTTTACTTATTGAAAGAGTAGGTAGAAATAATGCTAAAAATTATTTCTTTTTAGATAAATATGAAAATAAACTAGATTTAATAACTAATGAATTCTCATCATTTGCTACACATAATTTAACTAATGTTATTGGTGAGATTACTCAACAACTAGGTAATTATGTATTTAATAAACATATAAAAGAAAACTTTAATGATTTATCAGCATTAGGTGGTATTAATCTTGAACAAGAAATACTTAATTTTGTAGATGAGAAAATTAAAGAAAATGAAGAACTTAAATCTGTAGCTGAAGATCAAGAAGATATTGAAGGTTTAGATTTAATAACTTCTCAACTTAATAATGTTAAAACTCATTCAGATGAATTTGTAGTAGAACTTACTAATTATTTTAAGAGTAAGAATCTTCTTATTAATGATGAAATAGTAGATGATGAAACACAAGAAGCTCTAGAAGAAGGTTTAACTGGTGGTGATATAAAGCAGTCATTTGAAAATAATACTAAAGATAAAGCTACTGCTAATACTAAACTATTATTATCATTTTTACCTAAATATGAATATAACATAGAAGAAGGTGATTATGATTTTAAATACGGAAGTTTATTAGGAGAGCAATCTTTTATGAATATGGATTCTATTCATCAAGAACTTCTTAAAGAATTTACTGATTTAGTACCTGAAGAAACTTTAACAGGTATTGAAGATATTTATGATTTAATGAAAAATAAGTTAGTTAAACTAGCTGTATCTAAACCTTATTATAATGATTTACTAGAACTACTAGAAGGTTTAGATGAATCAAAAATTAATGAATTTGTAGTGGCATTTTCTCATAAATTTAATAACTTTATTGTTAGTTCTTGGGATAGTAGTACTAAAACTTATAAGGTAATTAATTCATCTAATCAAAATACTGTAGATACTCAAATACTTAATAATTGGTCTAAAGCTTTTTATAATAAATTTATAACTGAAGAAACTAGTGAGGTTAATTCTACATATTTAGATGAGAATAACAATATTGCTAATAAAATAGTAGAAACTACTAGAAAAGCTTTTGATAAAAATCTTATTGACAAACTAGACACTGATATAAAGAAATTAGCAGATGAATTTTATAAATCAAATAAAAGTTTTGATATTAACAATATAACAATAGAAGAATTTGCAGAGAAATTTACTGATACATCTATAATTTTAGAAAACATTTTAGATAGTATAGGAGTTAATATTAGTGAAAATGCTTTTAGGTACTATATATCTAATCTTAATAATCAATCTTTAGATGGTAATAAAACAGAGTATATAGAAACAGTAATTAGTACTATTAACTCTCTTAGATTAGCTGTAAATAAACTTAAAACTAGTAGATTTAATACTAAAAAATTTAATTTAATAACTAATTACAAAAGTGCTATTTTTGGTGAGTTAGCTAAAGCTGAAGCTTTTTATAACGAAGATTTAACTGATACTAATGTATTAGCTAATAATAAAATGTATTGGGCTTTTTCTAATCCATCTTATATATCTAATACTGTAAATAAGTATAAACAAAATACTGATAATTTAAGAAACTTACGTAAGCAAGTTATAAATGCTAATAGTAAATGGATAGATCATTTATTAGGTGAAGAAAAAGATTTAAATGGTGATTATAAATATGATGAAAATCAAAGAGCTATTGAGTCTAATAAAAACTTAGAAGCTTTTGAATTACAATTATTTACATCTTTTCAAGAAGAAGGTAAAGCTGGTGAAGGTGTTTCTAATAAAGATATATCAGAAACAGATCAACTTATTGATGAAATTAATAAAGTTGAAAAAGCAGGTATTAAGAATAAGCAAGGTAATAAAATAGGTTATCAAGCTGTTTATTCAACTTCTACTCCTGCTGATAAACCTACAAGACATGAAATATCCACTAATATGTATATGGATGATGTAGTAGTTAGTTCTAATAATCAAGGTAAAATAGAAGCTATTTATAGTGACGAAGTATTAACTACTTATAAAAACTACTTTTTAGATGAATATAATAGAATGCGTAATGAAGCTAATAAACTACAATCTTTAGAAGAAAAAGATTATATTGTTCATTATCATACATCTAAAGGTAAACTTACAAATGATGAAGGTAAATATTTAGGTAATGCTTTTAAATCTCAGTTATTTCCAGAATTATCATCAGATACTATAACTGCTGAATTAAATAAAGAATTAAACTTATACAACAATGAAGGATTACCTAGACTATTAGATTCTAATTCTTTTAGTAAAGCTCAAGAGGAAATAATTAAAAGAGAAATATCTAAGATATTTAACAATATGCTTAGAGATAACATAAATGAATTAGTATCTAAAAGAATATTAGTAAAAGGTATTAATGAACAAGGTCAAGTATTTTATGCTCCATCAGGAATTGATAGTAGAGTACTAAATGAATATGGAGTTTATAAAGATGGAACTCTTACTCAATCAGGTGTAATCAACTTAGTTTCTAGTTACACTCTTAATTCAGCTGTAGCTAATGTAGAATACACTAAATTATTTACAGGAGATCCTGCTATGTATAAAAATATGGTAGACTTCTTTAAAAGGGTTCCCGCTACATATACAGATGGTTTACCTTTAAGATTAGGTATGACTCCTGGTGATAAGCATTTTAATATAGCTGTAATTGAAAATCAAGTTGTTACTTCACCTTATTTAGATAAGATTAAGAGTTCTCTTAAATTAGTGGGTAAAACTGATAAGGAAATATCTGAAATAACTAATCTTTATAATGGTGATGTTAATTCTACAGATGCTCAAGCTTGGATTACTCCAGATCGTTGGAAATTTATAATGGAACGTACTGGTAAATGGAATGATAATAGAGAACGTGTATATAATAAAATGATAGGTAAATCTAAAGAAGCTTTGTCTTATGAAGATTTTAAATATGCTGCACAACCACTTAAAGGTGTATATTTTGGTGTAGTAAATGGTACACCTACATATCTTAAATACTCACAAGCTGTTATTTTTCCATCTTTAGTAAAAGGTAGTGATTTACAGAATATGTATGATTCTATGATTAGTTCAAACATACAAGAATCAATTACACTTGATGGAATTAAAGTAGGTGCTAAAACACCTAATAAAGTTACTAATGACGATGGTAAACTTGTTAAAACTAAACTTGAAGCTATTACTTTAAATAATAATGAATGGAAGTTACAACAAGATTTACCTACTAAACTTATGAAACCTACATTAATAGGTTCTCAGATACAAAAGAATATATTCTCTAGTATAGATCCTAATGGGGCTTATACTATAGGAGATGAAGTTATAAATGGTTTAGAAATGATAGATAGGCTTAATGATAGTTTATCTAAAATGTCTAATAAAGGTATTGAAAAATTAAGTATAGAATTAGGTCTTGATGATAATAATACTATAGATAAAGATAAATTTTATGCTATTCTTGAAGATGAAGTATTAGATGGTAATTATAGTATAAATACTATTAAAGCTGTACAAAAAGGTATGCCTTTAGAAGCTTTACCTGGTCTTAAAGATAAACTTAATAATATGTTCTTTTCTAAAGTAAGAAAAGCTGCTGTTAAAGTTAAATCTCCAGGTGGATCATTTATACAAATGTCTAACTTTGGATTAGATCAAATAGTTGCTGATGAAGTTGGTGTAAAATGGTTAGTAGAACCTGATACATTAAAACCACCTTTTATTTACAAAGATGCTGAAAATAAGAGTATAGTACAACCTGGTCAAATATTTATAAGTCATTCTGTTATAGCAAAAGCTATTCCTGGTTATGAAAAAATGACAATGCAGGAAATTAATGATAGAATAGATCCTAAATTATTACAAGTTATTGGATATAGAATACCTAATCAAGGGATGAGTTCTAACGATCCTTTACAAGTAGTAGGTATATTACCTCCAACAATGGGAGATACTATTGTAGGTTACACTGAAATACCTACTAAGACAGGTAGTGACTTTGATATTGATAAGATGTATGTAATGATACCTAACTCTAAAGAAGTTGATGGTAAATTAGAATATGTACAACCTTCTGATGATACACAAGCAGGTATAGAAAATGAACTATTTGAATTATATTGGTCAGTATTAACAAATGAAAAAACTTATGCTGATTTAATAACACCAATTGACTTTGATTATCTTAAAAATCATGTAAAATATTTACATGGTGATAAGTCACAACAAAGTGGTGAAAATTTAAAGTTTTATAACCCTATATTTCAACTTAAACTTAAACATATATATGCTGGAGGTAAGTCTGGTGTAGGTATTACTGCAACTCAATTAGTAGATCATAACAGATCTAAACATGTAGTTAATCTTAAATTTAATAATTATAATTTAGGAGTAGGTTATATTGTTAATGGAGAGACAGTATTTGATACTATGAATGGTGATAACTTATCAGAACCTTTAAAGTCTGTTAATAAAAAGTTTAATGGTACTCAATTTAAAATATCTGATACTATATCAGCATTTCTTAATGCCTTTGTAGATAATGCTAAAGATCCTTATATTAATGATGGTAACTTTAATACTTATACATCAGGTGTTGCATTTATGATGGTAAGAGCTGGTGTACATCCTTATTATATTAATTCTTTTGTAGGGCAACCTATAATTAAAGAATTAGCTCAGTTTGTAAAAGATTATGAATCTAAATCTACTACTAAAGAAGAAGCTTGGAAATCATCTAAAAGAGTATTTAAAGAATCTTATGCTAGAAGAATATTAAATGACAATGCTACAGATAAAGAAGTAAGTCAATTTTTAGCTAGATTTAAAACAGGTACTGTATTTAGTTATGATCAATTAGAAAGTAATATCTTAAATCCTGAAGTGGATAGAGATGGTGACTTCTTAATAGATCAACTAAGAATTTTAACTAAATTTGATGAATATTCAGATCAAGCTAAGAAATTAAATGATTCAGTATCTTTATCTAGATTTGATACAGAAGGAGCTGGAAAGAATTTTATTGATATGAATATAACTATTAATAAAATTAAAGAACTTCTTAATAAAGAAAATGAAGATGGTGAAATTAATAATCATTTACGTAAATATGTTAGAGATGGTAAATTAACATCTTTAGGTACTCAATTATTAAATACATTAGGTTATTCTAAAGGTATTATAGATAATAATGATGATTTATTTTTATTATCTTCAGAGCCTGTAATTGATATAATGAATGAGATTACTATGAATACTTCAGCATCTTCTGGAGGTTCTATGGGTCTTATTAAAGATGAAGAGATAGGTAAATTAGTATCAAATGAAATGTATACATATATGCTATCTAGGTTTCCTGCTTTACAAGTAGAAGGATCTAAGTTAGAATATATTACTAATACACTAAATGATGTAATTGATTATAAATCTAATCAAAGTGAAGATGTAGATGAAAGAAATTTCTTTATAGATTCATTAGTATTTTATGAAGAGTCTTTTGGTATTAACTTTGGTAATATGTCTAAAGATATTAAAGATCAATTATATAGATCTTTTAGAGACTTATATATGGAAAACCAAACTTTAGGTAATAAAATTATAAAATCTGCTTATCACATGAATGGATTTAATAGTAACTTAATTGATTTTAGAGATTTTATACCTCATGAGTTTTTTATTAAAAATGATTTTAGAAACTTCTTAAAAGAACAAAGTACTAGACTTAGAAATGGTGAATATTCAGATGATTTTATATCAAAGTTTATTAAAAACAATTATGAGAATAATAAAATAGTTCCTGTTATTTCTAGTAAAAGAATTAAACCACAAAGAGAAGTAATAAATAATTTAAGTGTTGTTACAGGTTTTTCAATAAATTCTAAAGATGAACTTAATGTAAGATCTTATGGTATAGGTAATAATAATAACGAAGAAACAATGTTTCCTAATTTTCTTAAGAGTCAAAATAATATGTTATATGAGTTACAAGGATACATTAATAATGATCCTCAATATAAACTTATAGAAAAGTCAGGTTATAAGAATAAAAAATCTCACTTAAATATTAGAGAATATGATGTAAATAATAGTGAATTTCAAAATGATATACCACAAGCTATTAAATTAGCTAATAAAAGATATAATGGTTTAAGTAAATCACCACAATTTATAAATAAAGATTTATTTAACCAACATCAAATACCAAAAATTTATATAAAAAATCTTGAAGATATTTTGTTACCTCAAGAAAATGTTGTATCTTTGCAAGAAGATAATAATGATTTATTAAATAAACAGGTTGAAAAAGCTAAAACTATTTTAAAAGTAGGTAATGAAGTAACATTATCATTTACTATAAAGAATGATATTGTAGATTCAAAAGTTAAAATTTTAGAAGTTAGTAAAGATGCTAATTTTGATTATTCTTTAAAATTAGAAAATATAAAATCTGGTAAAATTTATGATGTTGAAATATCTGTTATAGATGGTAACGTAGAATTATTTTATGGAAAGAGTGAATTTCCAAGAATAGGTACAGATACATATATAAAAGAACTTGAAGTAAATAATAATAACGAAGAATCACCATTAGACTGTAAATAATATGAGTTGTAATATACAAAAGAAAACATTAGATCATTTCAAAAAGAAAGGTCTTATAGTAGAAAATAGAAATATACCTACTGAAAAATTAGAAGCTTTTAACACTGAAAATGAATCCTTGACTAAATACGCAAAGGATTCTAAAGGTGTTGATATGGGTCCACTTTTTAATGTAGAAGATAATACTAAAGAAAGAAAAGGTAAACGATCTACTCAATTTATTAATAGAGCTATACCTAATACAAAAGCTTTTCAAGCTATTCAGGAATTTAATGATAACAATCCTAATATTTTAGAAAAGAATATAGGTTATCAATTAAAAGCTGTAGATATACTTAATAGTGATAAAGCTAAACAAGTATTTACTAAAGGTAAAAAGAATAATTGGGATTTAAATAAAATTCTAACAGAACTTCAAGTACCTAAAGCTCAAAAGCAAATTATATTAGATAAGAATATTACGGATAGAGAAGAAATTATTACATCTTTATTAGCTGAAAATAGTTTTGTTGTTGAGGTTAATACTGCTTCTCAAAATTTTGTAGATATTAAAGACCAAATACCAACTAATAATCATTTTGAATTTAAATTAAATAATGATATTTATATTAGAAAATTAAATGCTGATTATAGTGAAGATTATTTTAAAAATGGTAATTTTATTTCAAAAGATTATTTTTTAAGCAGTTTTAAAGAATCTAAAAGAAACCCATCTCAATATTATAAAGGATTAACAGTTCCAGGAGGTATTAATTATACAGAAAATGAAATAACCACACCTGATATCATACCTAATATTAAAGGACACGCTCAATTTAGTACAGATAATGGTATAGGTTGGTTTAGAAGTGATGATAAAGATATTAGTCTACCTAAAGAATATAGAGCAGGTCAACATAGTTATATAACAGTTGATGATATTACATATTTTTATAATCCTGTTAGTAATAAATTTACAAAATTTCCAAAAAACAAACAATCTGAAAGTGTAGAATCCTCTTTAGATGAATTTTCTAATGCTGTTAGAAAAAAAGGATTAAATTTAGATACTTCTAAAACTAGAAGAATACTAGAAGTACAATCTGATTTATTTCAGAAAGGTAGGGATAAAAAAAGCTTAACATCTGAAAAAGGATATACCATAAAAATAGCAGAAGATCAAGATGAAGAAACTGACTTACTGAATCAAGGTTATACTAGAACAAATACTCAAAATGAAGATGGTTATCCTGAATATAGTAAAGATTCTTTAAATATAAATCAAAACGATAATAAATTTTTACAACTTTTAAACAAAAAGAATAACTGGGTTAATTTCTTTATAGAATCTATTATACAAGATAGCGCTAAAAAAGGTTATGAAAAAGTATTATTTCCTAAAGGAGATACTGCTGCTAAGATTGAAGGACATCAAACTTTAGAAGAATTTAAAAGAGAAAAGTTAAGTAGAATTTCTAATTTAGAATCTCAAAAAGAAAAAATAAGTAATACTAATGAACAATGGGTTATAAAAAATATAGATCCTTATGCTCCTAGCGAAGAAAAACTTATTTTTGGCTCATCTCAAGAAGCTTTAGATTACATAAACAAAGATGAATATCCAGATACTTGGTCTGAACCTATTAGACAAGTTACTAATGATGAACAAACTTCTGGTAAAGATAAACTAGAAAAAGTTAACAATGAAATTAAAACTCTTAAACAAGAACTTGCTGATGTAGAATCTGGTCAAACTCAATTAAGTAGTATTGCTGGTTTTTATGAAAATAATGTCACTAATATATTAAATAAAAAGTATAAAGGTAGAGTTAAAGAAGTAACTGATGAACATGGTAATAAATGGAATGAAGTTGAATTAAAACTTGAAGACGCTAACACTAATTTTATACTTCAATTACAAAATAGACAAGATTCCAAACCAGAAGTTAAAAGTTTTTTATTTAACCCTAAGAAAATATCTAAAAGAGATATTAATAAAAGTATTGAAGAAACAACTCAAGATAATGATGATATTATAAATATATTATTTAATGGTACTATAGATACTGTAAAATCTAATTTATTTTTAAGAAATGCTTATAATAACCCTAATCTTGACATTAATGATGAAGGTAAAGCTTTTATGAAGTCATTATTAACTACTAGGTCTACTATTAAGTTTGTATCTAAAGATAAATTAAAGTCTGGTGAAGATACTTATGCTCAATATGATAGTGATACTAAAGTTATTAGTGTAAATGAAGATATATTAAGTACAGGTAACGTTTACTATGCATTAGAATCTATATTACATGAGATAACTCATGATATGACTGTTCGTGCATTAGAAGCTCCTAAAAATGATAATCAACGTCAATTTAGAGAGAATATCATTAGTACATTACGTTATTATAGAAGTAAAACCGATAGTGATTTATATGGTTTTACTAATGAAGCTGAATTTATAGCTGAAATAATGACTAATAATGAATTTAGAGAAGAACTTAAAAATATAGATAATGGTAATTTCTTTACTAAAATAATTAACTTTATTAAATCAATGTTAGGTTTAAATACTACACCTAATATTACAGATATTATTGAGTCTATCACAGAAGTTATAGAACAAGAATCTAATGGATATACATCACCTTTACAAAAAGGTATTATATTAGAAAAAAGAGTTGAAAAGTCTAAAAAAAATAAACCTAGTAAAGAATTACAAGATAAATTATTAGATGTTAAAGATGTTATTAATAAAATACTTTCATCTATAGAAGCTGTTAAAAAGAAATCTATATCTAGTAAAGGTTATGATAAGAAAACTCAAACTAAATACCAAAAAATACAGAAACTTTTAGATAAATTACAAAAAGAACAAGCTAAAGATGCTGTACTTGAATATTTAAACTTTGCAGAACAAGAATTAGATAGTCTTATATTTGGTTTAGATGAGTCTTTAAAAGCTGAAACTCTTACTAATGATTATATAAACAGATCTAGACAATATGCTTCTGTGTTTAATTATGTAGATGATATTGGTAAAATAGTATCTAGAATGAAACAATCAGGTAATTTAACTAGAGATGAATATAATGTTATAACTGATTCATTAGATAAAGTAAATGGTAGATATAAAAGATATATTAATGATAGTTCTAACTTAAGTAAAGATTTGTTAGCTCAAAAGTTTGCTAGTTATAATACTAATCCAATTACTCAAGCTAAAAATAAATATAAAAAAGAATATAAGAAAGATAGACCAGTAAATAAAACTTTAGATCAGTATACTCAAGAACGATTAGATGAGGAAATTGATATTATTAATCAACAACAATATGATCAAGTTAGAGAACAACTTGAAATTATACCTCAAGATATATCTAGTTATAAATTTATGCTAGATAATGAGAAAAATATCTCAAATTTACTTATCCATTTATCTTCATTGTCTTTAGATAAAGCTGATGCAGAGATTAGAAATGCTTCTATTAATCTTAGAAATACTATAGTTAATGCTACTAAAGAATATGATGCTTCTGGTAGTACTAATAAAGCAAGGTATTCTAAATTATTATCACAAGATAAAGCTGGTAATTATTATTTAATATCTGAATATAAACCTGAATTTATAGAAGAATTTGATAAAGTTAAAAAAGCTATAAATGAAGCTTCTAGAGAATTTGGTGAAAATAGTGATGAACATAATGCAGCTAGAAATAAATATAAAACTTGGAAAGCTGATAATATAACTGTTATAAAAGGTGAAGTAAATGGTTTTCCTGGAGTTATTATAGGTCAAAAACCTATTAGTAAATGGTTGAATCCTAAATATAAACAACTTAATGACAAAGATAAATCTTATTTAAAAACTTTAGAAGAATCTGCAATAAGAGCTGATGAAAAAACTAAAGGTATCAACTCAATAATTAATAGACCTTTAAAAAATAATGATGATTTAGTTATTATTAAATTACCATCTGTAAGACGTACAGATATAGATATGATATTATCTGGTAATATTAAACAATTAGTTAAAGATAAAACAGGTGATTTAGGTAAAAAACGTGAAGATGATACTGAATATGGTCAACTTACTGAGCAAGATTTAAATAATGGTATTAAAGTAATGTCTAGTATGGATGGTGAAACTAAAAATACTTTACCTGTTCATTACAGATCTCCTCTTCAACCTAAAGATCAATCTCTTGATTTAGGTACTATATTTTTATTGAATGAAACTATGGCTACTAATTTTGAAGTTAAATCTAAATTAGAAGCTGATTTAATAATGTTACAAGAAGTAGTAGGTGAAGCTGATGTAAAACAATATGATATTGTATCGGGTATTAAAAAAATATCTGCTTGGGCAGGTTTTAATAAAAAAGACCATGATCAAATTATAGCACCTGGAGATCAAAGTAATGTTTATAAGAAACTTAAATCTATAATTGAGAATAGATTATATGGTATTACAGAAGTATCAGCTAATAAGATAGCAGGTATGGATTTAAATGCAATATCAAGCTCTATATCAGGTTATACAGCTGATTTAACTCTTGGTCTTAACTATTTATCTGCAATACCTAACTTAACACAAGCTAAAGTTCAAAACTTTATAGAAGGTGTTGGTATAGGTACATATACTAGAGCTGATCTTAGATTTGCTGAAAAAGAGTATTGGAAGCAAATGACTGCTAATGGTGGTTTAAATGATATTGGTGCATTAAAAAATACTAATAAGATTAATTTACTTATTGAACATTTTGATTTAATGGGTGATTTCAATGTAGTTAAAAATCTTATAGAAGATAACACTAAATTTAGAGCCTTAATGAAAAAAGGTACTATGCATAGTTTGAATAGTATGTCTGAGCATTATGCTCAATCAACTCTTATGCTTGCTATACTTAATAGTGTTAAAATTAAGAATGCTAAAGGTCAATATATTAATTCTGAAGGTAAAGTAGTAGCTAAAGAAGAAGCTATGACTATGTATGAAGCTTTTGATGTTAAAACTAATGATAAAACTAGTACAGCTACACTAGAACTTAATTCTAAAGCTAAAAAAAGTAGTTTTAGTGAGTCAGAGTTTAATGACTTGGGTATGATACAACATCAAAACTTAATTAAAAAGAAAGTTATAGATCTTCATGGTCAATATGATAATAAAATACAATCCCATATACAAAGACATTGGTATGGTAAATTATTATTTATGTTTAGAAAATGGATGTTATCATCTTACTCACGTAGATTTAAAGGTGTAGCTCATTGGAAAAAAGATTATGAAAATCTTACAGAAGAACAAAAACAATATGATTATTCTTTACAAGAATATGATGAAGGTACATATACAAGTTTCTTAAGATTTATGAAATTAGGAGTTTATGAGTCAATTAAGAATTTTAATATGGAAATAATGACAACTAATTGGGAAAATCTTAATGATAAAGAACGTGCTAATATTTATAAAACTACAAGAGAAGCAGCAATGATAGCTTTAATGTATGCAGGGTATGCACTTATGCAAGGTTTAGCTGAAGATGATGAAGAAAATGAAGAATTATATTATTTATTAGCTTTTAATTTTAGAAGACAAGTATCTGAATTAAGTCAGTATGCAAATCCTTTAGAACTTATGAGAACAATGAGATCTCCATTTGCAGCTATGAATACTTTAGAAAAAACTGGTAAATTATTGTATCAATTAGTAGGTGATCCTATTGAAGAATATAAAACTGGTGATAGAAAAGGAGAATTAAAATCATGGGTTAAGTTTAAAAAACTAGTACCTTATGTAGCACAAGGAGAAAGAAGTGCAGAACAATCTCTAAATTTCTTAAAAACTTTGTCAAACTAATAGTTGAAGAGTCTAAAAAAAAGCCTTTACTTAATTGTAGAGGCTTTTTTATTTTTAATATATTGTCTTCCTTTATGATGCATTGCAAAATATTTACTAGAAGAAAACATATGATTATTTTTATTTACTATATGAGGTATTATATACCATTCTTTATTAGAATACTGACCTACTTCAAATAATCTATCTCCTGATTTATAGTAATGTCCATCAGCTGTTATCATAATCAAAGATGTCTTGAATGTCTATGAAAAAAAGTTATTCTTGATTCACCAGGTTCTCTAGTTAATATAGAATTATAATCATCAATTTGTTTTTCTAAATCTTTAATTTTTTTAGTAGGATTATATTTTAATAAAACTAAAACCATAGAACTCAAATTAGTACTTTTATAATTAACTTTTTCAATTACATCAAAACAATAATTAAGTTTATCTAAAGTAGTTTTTAAATTATAATAGTTTATATCTAGAAATAGAATTTTTTTACCTGTAAAATATAAAGATTCTTCTATATAGTTCTTAAATTTAATATCTGGTAAATGTAATAACCTATCAAACTTTTTAATAGTATACATTTGACAATTACCAGTAGGGCTATTTATTACGGTAGCACATCCAGATCTTGTATTAAATTCTAAGTGTTTTATTTTAAATTGATAATCTGATTTTTTAATTAACCATTTTATTATTTTATGTATTTTTTTCTTGAAATAACTCATCTAATGTTTTAGGTTTATAATTAATATTTTCCATACATACATTTATATATCTTTTATCATCTAAAGTATTTTCATGAACATGACCATGTATATTATAATGTATTCTATAATCAAATTCACTAGGGTGAACAGGACAATGTGTTAAAAATATAGTACCATATTTTTTATGTCTTATTTTAACCATACCATGAATACTATTAACATATTCTGATAATGTTTTAGAATGATTACCCATATCATGATTACCTAATATTACTCTTTTAAAACCATTAAGTCTATTAAGTATTTCATAATCTCTTTTTTCCATAGTAATATCACCTAGAATCCAAGTAGTATCACCTTTTCTAACAATTCTATTCCAGTGATCTATTATATGTTCATTCATATGATACTCATCATTAAAATTTCTTTTAAGAGCCATATTTCTATGACCAAAATGAGGATCACTACAAAATCTTATTATACCACTCATAATTAAAATATATAACTAAACATATAATATATAGATGTATAATATATTATATTCGATATAAATGAATCATACTTGGATTCTTTGTATTCATAAGTTTTACTTACTAATTGAATTATTAAAATTAACATTTTTAATATTATTATTGAAGTACCTATCCAAAAGGTTAATTTCATAAATATATCTAATAAATCTTTATATATTTCCATATTTTTTATTTTAAAATAATATTACCAACTTCTATCATTATCTAATATACCTCTCATTCTAGCACCAGGAGTTGTTAATTCCAATGGATTTTTTCTTGAAGTTACTTTAGTTTTATTAATTTCTTTAGTTTCTTCTAAAAGTTTATATTTTTCATTAAAATAAACTAATACTGTAACCATTTTACTATTATTAGTACTAATATAAGGTGTATCTATAGTTTTCTCAGTATATTCTTTAATACTTTCTTTAAAATCATCTAAAATATTCTGTTTTATATCAACAAACATAAGTGATTTACCACCTACAATTCTTTTAAAAGTTAAAAGTAAATCTTCAAGTTTTACAGTAGAATTTTCTGGTAAATTTACTAAAAACTGAGCATTCCCTATAGAAAACATTTGACAATTTAATGTGGGATAATTACATACCCATATCATACCTCTTCTAGTACTTAAATTTCTAATATCAAAATTAGGGTTACTAGAATGTGTTTCACTAAGTCCTTTATGTTCTATTAATTTAGGCATATTTGTTTAATTTATTAATTGAGAAAGCCACCATCCTAAAAAGAAACCTATAGTACTTGGTATAGGAAAAATTATATTTTTACCTAATTTACTTATATATTTATTTCTATTTAATATAGTACTTTCAAATTTTTTGTGTATAAAATAAGCTACTAGTATTATATACCAATAACCTAAAGTTAAAGATATAATGACAACACTACTAGTAAATCCAAAAGTGAAATTTACTAGTGAGTGCTTCATTATCTCTAACCAAGATACATCTTTAGCATCTGCTATATTACGTTTCTTTGTTAAAGTTTTTGTCATTTAATTTAATTTAATTAACTTCTAATTCTATAAGTTACACCTTCCATTTTAATCTCTCTAAGAGTTCTAGGATCGATGCTTCTATAACCTTTATCTTTAGGAGAATATGCTCTAATATAACCTAATCGTGTAATACAATCAGATTTTACATTGCAATTCATTGTACGTTCATTACCAGCTTTAGTTTCCCAAGTTGCTGTAAAGAATTTACCTTTACTCTCTCTAATTTTATTTACTGCTGTTGTTCTTGCTATTCTTTTTGTCATTATTTTTTATTTTTTCTTTAAAATAATCGTATGATATCCATATACTAGATATTATACAAACTATTAGGAATATTATATATCCCATTATACTTTATTTTTATACTTTTTTAATTTAAGATATTTCAATAATTGATTAGATTTTTTATCAACACGTTTTTGTATCTTTTTTTTACTATAGACTTCTTCAAGTATTGCTAATCTTACTCTTACATCACCAATTTCTTCAATTATCTTTTTATTAGATACTTTAGAAGGTTTATTAACACGTTGCACTAAATTAGTAGCTAATTCTAATAATTCTTCAGCACATTTATTATGATTATATTTACCATTATTTTGTTCTGATAATGTTTTAGACAATAATTCGTTAGTTTTTATCATTTAACTTTAATATTGCTGATTTAAGATAGTTTGCTTGATCTAAACATTCTTCATAGGCATGTTGGAGCCACTCAGAAAGCTTTAAATCAGCTTCATCTAATGTGACTCCATATTTTTTTATACCTACCTTAGAACGTCTTAAAAGATCATTTCTTACTTCTTTTACTATTAAATCTTCTTTTACTTTTTCTTCTCTCATTTACTCTTTTTTCATCATTTTGATGTAAGTAATGTTGTCTTCTAGTTGCCATAATCGTTAACAGTTATATTATTAATAATTCTATATCTAGATTCTGTTTTAAATAATTTAATCATTTTTCTAGAATTAATTATTTTATTATCAATAGTACGATTCATTAGTCTTGTAATAAATCCTAATATTGTAGGTCTATTACATTCTAAATTATAAATCTTTATTTGAAAATATTTAATAATTCCTTCTAAATGAGAATTAGATATATCTTTTAATTTTCTACGAATAGTTTTTGGCAATCTTTCATTATTTTTATCATAATTTTGACCCCAAGTAAACTCTTCTCTTATTTTTTTATGCCTTCTCATTAATATAAGTTATACATTCATCTACATTTTTATGGCTTATAACATTATAAGCATTTATATTTTCAAACATTCTTAAATACCATTTTTCTTCTTGAGTATTTTCTGTTACAAATATAAAAACTTTACCTTTTCTATTACCATCTTTTCTAGCTCTACCTAATCTTTGTATTACATCTTTTTCAGAACTATAATAAGACATTATAACTAAGTTATCTAATCCTTTAATATTAGCACCTTGTTTTAACATCTTAAATGATCCTATTAAATCTATTTTATTAGATTCAAAATCATTTCTAATTTTTTCATTTTTATCATCTTTATTTTTAGATGATATTACATTTGGAGTAATTTTTAGTAATGAATCAATATGATTACCAAAAATTAAAGTTCTTTTTAAATGTTTTACTAATTTTTTAGTAGCTTCTATTTTAGAAGGCAGACTATATAATATTACAGACCTTCTTAATGCAGATATTCTAGCAAACAGCTTATTACTTTTACCAGATTCTTCATCTAATGCTTGAGCTAATCTTTTACTCCAAAAATCATAAGCTTGTTGTTCTGTTTGATAAAATCTTTTTTTTGCACTACCAGCTGCAACGTTTTTAATTTTATCATCAAGCTTATTAAATATAACGTGTATATCTAAATCTCTGTTAAGATTGTCATCTCTAGCATCATCTAAAGAGTATTTATAAATTACAGGACAATATTTATTAAGATAAAATCCTTTTGTCAATGTGGTTGTTATAAGACCTCTTGTTACATCATATCTTGTTTTAACATCTATTTTAGCACTTAAACCTATTAAAGCTTCATACTCATTATTTTGATAAAATAAAGAATATGTAGGTGTTAAAGAATCATGTATTTCATCTCCACACACTAAACCAAATCTTTTATTTTCCCATTTATAAGCACTCTGATAACAATTAAATTGGATTATATAATCCTTTTTAGTTTGTTTTTTAAATATTTTATCAAATAAAGTTATAGTCTTTTCAAGATCTCTTTCTCTTTGATTTGTTTCTGCTAAATAAAGATGTATTTTTTCTTTATTTTTAGGCATAGTATGCAAAGCGTGAAGAAAAACAAATGTCTTCCCCACGCCTGTTGCAATTTCAACTGTACCTATCTTTCCTGCTTTTATCCAGTGTTGTAAAGCTTCATTTTGTATTTCATTTCGTTTATTATTATTGATCATATATAATGATCCTCCCTCCCGCCCAACTTTTATTTATCCTTCACATGAACTGCACGAGTTAATATCGCGAGAAAATGATTGGGCAGCACTTTGACTAAATTGATAATAGAGGGTTTTTACACCTTCTTCCCACGCATAAATATATAACTTATTTATTTCCTTAATAGGAATACTGGGGTGAATCATAAGATTTAAACTTTGACTCTGATCAATAAATTCTTGTCTTTGTGCAGCTTGTAGTATTAATTCTTTTGGACTTATTTCTATATAAGATTTAAATACCTCTTTAGTTGGAAAATCTAAGTGTTGACATGAACCATCATTATCAAGTATTGATTGCCATACTTCCGCAGTGTTCATATCATATTTTTCTAGCTCAATGGCTAGCATTTCATTTTTATACACTTCCTTTGTTTTAGCCAAATCCTTGATAAAGTAATTTGACTTAATAGGTTCAATTCCCATTGATACTTGTCCTAATATATAGCTTGAACTTTTAGTAGGTGCTACTGCCATTACCGTTGTATTAGCATATCCTTCGCGGATGCATTTATACCCTAAAAATTCATTACAATATTTACTTGCTTTATCAGCTCGTTCTCTGATCGTTTTAAATATTGTACTATTCCAATACTTAGCCTTTAAACTATCGACTTCTAATAGCTTAGATTGTAAGAATGAATGATAACCTAATACACCTAAACCAATTGCTCTGTGATCTTTTGCAAATCTCCAAGCACGCTTCATACCAGGAAGGTGTTCAGATTTTTTTATGAAGTCTTCCATCACAGCATTTAGAAACATTGTATATATTTCTACAGCATCAGTTTCTTGAATTTCTTCCCAATGTAATAAGTTAATACTACCTAAACAACATACAAATGAATTATAAGAATCTGAAGGCAATTGTATTTCACTACATAAATTACTAGCTACAATGTCTAATCCAAGTTCTTTGTATGGTGTGTTTTTATTAGAGTTATCTTTAAACATCAAATAGGGGAATCCAAAATCACGTCTCTTTTCTATGATTTTAGCCCAAATTTTTCTATTTGGTGATTCAGCATTGCTAATCATCTCCTTCATCCAGTCATCTCCTACAGTAACTCCAAATTGTAAGTTTTGAATATCATTTCCTTCACTACCAATATCCAAAAATTCCATAATATCTGCATGTTCAACTGGTAAATATAATGCACATGCACCTCTTCGTGCTTCTGCTTGTTTACATCTGTCAATTACACTATCATAAATCTTAGCATAATGAACAGGACCATCAGCCATACCGCCAGATGATATACTAGTTCCTCTTGGTCTAATATTTCCTAAGTACATTGAAGTACCTCCTCCATATTTAGACATCATTCCAATCTCTCTAGCACCATTTAAAATGCTATCCATAGTATCATCTACATATGATCCGTAACAGCTGATAGGTAAAGCTTTTTCTTTACCAAAATTAACCCATACAGGTGTTGAAAGGGAATAATACCCTTTACTCATATATGTCTCGAACTTGTGTGCAAAATCTTTTACACCAAGTATTTTCTCCGCATAATTAGCTATATCTTTGATTCTCTGCTCAGGTGATATTCCTTCTGCTAGATATCCTCTAGATAAAAACTTGCGGCTTTCTTCATTTAACCAATAATATTTCTTGTATTTCTCTTCTTTCATATTTTATTTATGTCTCTACTCATAAATAAATCATATACTATTGGTATTCTAACTTAAATAAACTACAATACCAATAGGTATTATAATTTAAAATAAGTCATCACTTGTTACACTTTCACTCTTTTTGTTATAATCAATTTGTTTCTTATAAAAGAAATCCCCTTCTTTAGTAGATTTAATTTCTACATCAAACCACATTGTAGGCTCTAATAAAGCTGAATCAGTTTTAAAGTATGCGTCCATACCAATTCTCTGCAAAGAGTCATTAAATCGTTTCTTAATGAATTCTTTAATAACATTCTTAGGAAGGAATGTCAATTCCCCCTTTTCAAATACCCAGTCAAGAATTTTACATTCTGCTTCATACGCTTTAGCGCATGCAGAATATATTAACTTTTCAAATTCTTCATCAAACCATTCAGGGTTTTCTTGTTTTATTATATTGATTAACTCACTACCAAAATTACCATGTATATCTTCTTCTTTACTTGTTGCCTGTACTACGTTATCTATTCCTTTAAATAGATTTTTCTCCTTGTTAAAAGACATCATTATTAAGAACTGACTAAATAAAGAGACATGTTCAATAAACAAGCTAAAGAGTAATACTGATTTAGTATACATCTTATCGCTCTTACTACGTGTTCCATCCAAATATTTGGTAAGATATGAAATTCTATCTTTAATAGCTGGTACTTCTACTATTGTTTCAAATTGTTTTTGCAACCCTAATTTCTCTAAAAGAAACTGATAAGCATCAAAATGCCTTGTTTCACTTTCAGAAAAGGTAGAACCTACAGCTTGAATTTCATATTTTGGTAATCTTTTATATAAGTCTCCCCAAAAACTCTTAACATTTACTTCTATTTGTGCAATAGCAAGCATTGTTTTAGTTATTATGTCTCGTTCAACATCTGTTAACTTAGTTTTAAAATCACTTATATCTTGTGTAAAATTGTACTCTGTGTGAATCCAATAAGAATGTCTAATAGCATCCTTATATTTCATCAATTGTGGATATTCATATGGAAGTACATTTGCTCTCTTTTCAAATATATCCATATATTAATCTTTTATAAAACTTCCGTCAGAACTAACTTTACCAGTTCTGTCTTTAATTTCGTTGTAAGCATATTCAGTACACTCTCCAATTGTAAAACCTAGTTGTTCTGCTAATAATGTAAGCACTACTACACAATCACCAATTGAATCTTTTTGAATTTCCTTATTATCTTTTAATATAGCTCCTGCAAGTTCTCCTCCTTCTTCAAAAAGTTTACCTAATTGAGCTAATTTTTTATCATTTTCGAGTAGACCTTTATCTCTACCCCAATCTGTAATATTATTTATTATTTTTCCAATGTCTCTACTCATCTTTTTTAAATAATTTTTTTAAATCTGTTAATTTTATTTTTTCATTTTTTTCATCAAATATAAATGTTTCATCTTTTACTTCTATTTTTTGACCAAGTTCTTGATGATCTTCAATAGTTTCTCCTAATTCTTCTTCTAATTTTAATTTTAATTTTTCTTCCTTATATAATATTTGTTTTATCTTTAACAGACTACCTGTTACAAAACTTGGTATATGACCATATAATTCAGTCCAAAAAGTTAATATTAATTTTTTAGCATCTTTTTTAAATAATGAATATTCCCCATTTATAAATTTTACTTGTTCAAAAGTATAAACTTTAGGAAAGTTAAATTCATATAACACCATTTCTTTAATATCATATGATGTTACATATAATTCATTACTTGTTAATTTTTCTTCATAAATAGAATATTTAGGATCTTTATAATTATAAGAACATAATATATAGAATTTACCTATTTCTCCATTTTTATTACTAAAAACATAAGTATTTCTTATACATTTATGTATTTCTTTATTTAAATAAACTAATTCTGATAATAAAGGTAAAAGATATGTATAACTATAATTTTTTACCATCCTTGTTCTTCATTATTATCTCTTACTTCATCACGTATTACTACTCTTTCTGGTCTTGGTATTTCATTAGGGTCTACAGTTCTTCCAAGTCCAAAAGTACCATTTCTTAAACCACGCAGTTCTCTTTCTAAAATAATTCTTTGACTAGCAGATATACCTCCTTCTGTTCCTGTGTAAAAAGGTAAAGGTTCTTGTCTATTATAATTATTAAAAAAATTGTTTGGCATATCATTCGTATAATCATCTATATTCATAGAAGATAATGTTAAATCTACTTTACCATTATTTTCATATTCTTCTTTAGAATAATTATATATTTCATTTTCTCTATGCCAATTAATTTCTTCTACTAATTCAAATATACCTTTATACTTATAACCATTAGATAATTTAAAACCTCTAAAAGCTGCTTTAACTACTTGATGATTAAATTCAAAACATAATGGTCTATCTGGTTGAGAAACTTGAGTATAAATAAATATAGGATTTTCTATACTATAATCTTTTAAATCATTTTCTATAATATAATTCTCAAGAGCTTTAGTATATAAAGCAGCTTGTATATCATATCTCCATTTTAAAATAGAATATTTAAATGATGAATTAGTATCAAAACCTGTTTTTAAATCTACAGCTCTAATCTGTTTATTTGTATGATCTATTAATAATATATCAAGTAAACATTTAAATTTATCATCTTGAATATTAAATATTATAGGAATTTGAAATAATGCTTGTTTTTTTTTAATATCTTTAGATTCAAAATACTCTTTAGTAAATTTATTATTTTTAAGATTTTTAACTGTATCTAAAGAATTCATATAATCATTACCTGATATAACAATTTTACCTTCAGAAAGAAATAAATCTTTTAAATGTTTTTTAAATTCGGGGTTATTTAATTTTTCAATTAAGATATCTTCTTTTTTTATGTTTTTCCACAATTTTAAATTTTTGATAAGATTTAAACCCTCTTTAATATAAAGTGGAGACTCAATATCTTTTAATTCTATAGTAGCTTTAAAACTATCTAATAATGTTTTTTCAGTTACTGTAGGTTCTTTTATACTACTTGAAACATAGTATATATTTTCAAAATTGTTTTTATCAAATGCTAAAGAATCAATAATTGAACCTTTTAATAATTCTTTGTTATCATAAACAATTTTTTCTATAAGGCATTTAGGACCTTCTTTATCAAACATTTTAATAAAACTAGCACTAAAATATTCACTATAAGGTAATTGCCTGTATTCTTTTTCTGTCATACTCATTTAATACACTTTTATATAAAATCCTGGTTTTTCTTTATTATAACTAGTATAAGATTTTTTAACTTTAAAAGGAAATGGAACTATTTCTTCTACATTATCATCATCTATCCATCCCATCTCAGTCATTTCATCTTGTATAGTTTGTAAAGGATTAACCCAATCATATTTGTGACGAGTACCTCTAACAAAGTGAAATCCAATTTTAAGTGGTTTTTCTTTGTTATTAATTAACTCTTTAAATAAATCTTTATTTTTCTCCCACCACCATTTTGTATTCTTTCTCCATTTAACAGTCGCCTTAGAAGGTATAAAATGTTTACCAGTCCAACGACGACCATTTTTAGAAGAAGGGACGTTGCCCTCACAAAATAATGTCATATATTTTTTATTCTTTTTTTATTTGTTTTTCCATATTTCTAATTTTTTCTCCCATATTTTTTTATTAGGTTCTGCCCATCTAGATTTACCATTCCTATATAATTCAATCATTTGGGTACACAATTCAATCATATAAGCTTTATTTCTTTTTTTTACCATTTTTAAGAAATATTTTCATAGTTTTATTATCATCTTGTAATTGAATTTCATCAATTTCACAATTCATATCTACAAATTGTCTTCCTATACCTTCTTTAATAATTTCAACTCTTGTTACTTTTGTTGTTTTCATTATACCATTCTATAAATTTAATTACTACATAATAAACTGCTTCTAATTTAGATTTCATAATTACTTTTTCAGGACTTTCAGGAATGCATCCTGCTATAGCTCTAAAAGTATCTTTTTGTTCTAAATATAAACTAAATTCACAATAATGAGAATTTATATTTATTTTAGGTAAAGTTGATTCATCTTCATATAAATATTCAATCTTTTCAACAATTTGCATTAACCAATCCCATGATTTATGATATTTTAAATCATATTTATCAATAAAAAACTTATTATCATCAATTTTTAATTCAAACTTTCTAATAAGTTTATTACCATTTAATACAAAATTCTTCTCCATTATTTTCTCTTATTATATCATTAGCTTTTACAAAGTTATCACATTTCCAATCTGTTTTATTATGAGCTGAAGCTGCTGGATGTATTGCTTTTAATACATAACATTGTTTACTTAAATCATAAACATCAGTAGTTTCATATTTTTGAGCATTATTACCCCATAGCATAACTATTAAACCTGGATTATTTTCACTAATAATTTTTAAAATTTGTTTAGTAAATCTATCCCATACTTTAAAATGAGAAGTAGGTTTATTACGAGTTACAGTTAAAGCTGTATTAAGTAATAAAACACCTTGATCTGCCCAATCTTCTAATGTTGGGTCAAAATCAAGATTAAATTCCTTATATACTTCTCTTTCTACAGATTCAATAATTTTTGTTAATGAAGGACTTGTTTTTAATATATAGTCTTTATTAGCAAAAGCTAAACCTGTAGCATTACCATCAAAGTAAGGATCTTGTCCTAATATTACAACTTTTATCTTCTTAGGATTACATAATTTAAAAGCTTTAAATACATCTTTTTTATCAGGGTATATTATCTTTTTATCATATTCATTCTGTAGATATTGTAATACTTTTTTCATATAAGGAGAAGATACAAGATCCCTTACTTCAGGGATCTTATACCATTCACCTAAGTGTTTAGTCCAATTCATTAATTCCAAAAATTATCTTTAGTTAAAGCTCCATACATAGAATCAAATTTAGCTTCATTTTTACCTAAATAATCTTTTTTAGCTTTAAGAGTTTCCATTATTTTAGTTCTTAAAGAATTATAAGATACATATCTTTCAATAATATCCTTAAATTTAAGAAGAGGTAATGATTTCTTAATAACATATTCTAATTTATTACTTGAAGATTTTAATTCTTTATACAAATCTGAAGTATTATCAGCTAGTTTATCAGAATTAATATTTACAAATTTAACAAATGTAGAACAGAATATTAAAAAATTAACTACTTTTTCAAATTCAAACGTTGGTGAATGTTGTCTAAATTCTAAAGTTTTCTTATTACCAAAAATTATAGGTACTAAATTTAACCAAGTATATCTAGAATGAATATTCCATTTAGATGTACCTTTAGGATCACTAGGATGCTTTTTAACTTTTTTAAGATCATTATTATAATTATCATAACTTCTACTGTCAGAAGCCATATAAAATAATCTAGCAAACTTTTCTTTTAAAGTTTTAGGTTCATTAATATTATCATGAACAGATTTAGCAATTTTTTTAGAATAATCTTTTTCTCTAGGATTATTATGATAACCTGTATTACCTCTTTTGTAAAAAGGTTGCATTTCAAATAATTCATCTTGTAAAAGATATCCTAAATTATAAGAAGCTAATATAGAATTTTCTTCTCTTTTAAGACCTCCTACGTGAATATGCAATGCACATTTTATATCAAATTTAGTACGCTTTTTAAGTTCTTCACAAATACCTTTTAAAGCATATAAACCTTTTTTACCAGATAAAGGTATAGTAACATATTCTAAACCGTCAATACTACCATCTCTTAAAGCTAAAACACCATATTTATAACATAATCTTTCAGCAACATAACCTGTAGAAGTTTCAAATTCTACACCAAAAGTAATTCCATTATCTTCTAACCAATCACCTAAAACATTTAACTGATTATTAGAGTAATCTGGTTTAAAATGAGAATTAAATATATTTTTAGTTATCCCTTGAGAAAATCTACTATCATAAGGTAATCTTGATTTATTAATAATTTTATTACTAATTTCATTAAGAAACTTTGCTGTAATAGATGAATGTTTAGTACTATAAAAAATACCATCTCCTAAACGTTCTTTATATCCTAATTTTAAAGCTATTTCTTCAGATATACAATGTAAATCTTTAGATACTTTATTAGGATCATCACGTAGAACAACATTTTCAACTAAATTAGGTGTATAAAAACCTATAATAGGTTCTTCATTATTAATATCTACAATACCTGATTTTAAATGATTTTTATGAATTAAAACATATTTTTTTACATTATGATCATATTCTATAAGACCATTATTAAATCTATGATATTGATCTTCAATTTTATAGCATTCACCACTATCTTTTATTGAAACATCACCAACTAAATAATATTGACCTCTTATTCTTTTACAGTCTGATCTTTTTGCTTTTTTACCTGTAAAAGTTTTAATAATTCTGTTTTTATCCATTGTTATTATTACACATTTTGATTAATAGAATTTACTGCTTCTGAAATTGGTTTTAAGCCATTTTCTAAAGTTTCTGTAAACTCTATAATCATATTAGTTAATTTACTATTTGACTTATACTCTTTTAATTCTTGTACGCTTTCTATAGCTGCGTCAAAATTAGACATTACTTCAAATACAGTATCTATTTCATCTATACTACCTAATTCCATCATAGAATTAATTTCTTCTTCAAAAGTAGAATCTTCTACATCATCCTCTTCTTCATCTTCAAGTTTAGAAGAAGTTATAGAGGCGTTTTCAAAAATATCAAGAGTATTAAAATTAGCACTGTCATATTCTATCATTTCATCTTTTAAGGATGCTTTGGTTAATATACCATTATGGACAGTATAAACAACATAACTTCCAGCCATTATTATTTGACCACTAAACATTTTACTATCTTTAGTAATAGCTTGTTTAGCTCTTGTTATAACATCCTCTTTTTTTATCCTATCTAAATCAATAATAGGATGAACAGACATGTCAGAATAATCTTCAAATGTAGGTTCTTTTTTTCTAGCTAATGAAGGATTAAGACAAAACATATAGTCTTCTTCTGTTTCTAAAAGAACTCCATTATGAAAATAAAATAAATCTGCATCTTCGATATTTCCAAAATTGATATTTTCAGGCTGGGTTAAAGAAGAATCTAAAAAACTAAAATCTGATAATTTACTTTTAAGTTTATTAATATCATCTCCAATTTTAACATAACCAATTTGATCTATAAATATGTGAATACCACTAACTCTTTTATTTTCAGAATCAAACCATCTTAGTTTGTTAAAGTTGATTTCTTGATACGTATTTTTAATATATTTCTTTTCATAAAATAAATTATTTATAGCGTGATCATTAGTATTCATATCATCATTAGAATTTGAATCTAATGTTCTATTATAACCTATTCTACTATTTGTAGTAGATTTTGGTTTAGTAGTATTAGCAAACTCTTTCTTTTTAGTTTCATAATAGTCAATAACATTACTTCTATCTATAACACATTTTTTAACTATTTTACCAGCTTTTATCTCATAGATTCTATTAGGAGCAACTTCAAATATATTTTTTTTATCCTCTTCAACATTAATTATTGCTAATAATGAATCTTTTAAAGATGAAATATACATGCTACCATCATTCTCTTGCCAATAATATAAAGGTCTTTCGTCCCTTTCATAAGTATTAGTAAAAGTATCTTGTTTAGATTTACCTCTAAATAAATACATAGTATCAGGGTTTTCAGAACTATGCATTAATAATGCAGCAGCACCATAATACTGTTCTAAAACTTTAATATTAGCATCATCTTTGGATATAATTTCTAATAATATTTGACTATCAATTTTACCAGTAGCATCAATTCCATATTCTCTAGCTATTTGATGATAATTTTTAAGTGTTCCATTATGAGCACCTATAAAATAACCTTCTTCACCATAATCAAATTTAAAAGGGTGAGCAGCAGAAATAGTATGTTTACCTACTGTAGCATGTCTAGTATGACCTATAACTACTGTAGATTCTTTTGGATGAGGAGTTGTATTTTTGATTATATAATCTTGATATTCAGATATCACTCCAATACCTTTGTATAACTCACCATTTACAGCAACTCCACAAGAGTGTTTACCTCTCTCTACATTATACATACCTAATTTATCAAATTTATCTTTAGAAAATTTATCTGAGCTACTTCCTACCCATCCAAATAAACCACAAGATAAAACTGATGAATTTTTATTCTTTCTTACGAGTAATAATACATAATGTATTAATATTAATATTAAGATTGTTTTCATTTAATTTATTTTAAGCTAATTGTTTATCATTTAAGTTATTAAGAACTTTATCTAAGTTCTTTAAGTTAACAGTTTTGTCACTGTTTAAACATGATTCTACTAATTCTTTTAATTCTTTATTAGTTTTCTTACTATTATTTGCAAATTCAATTGCTTTTAAGGTTCTATTCCATACATCAGTAATAGATTCTTCATTACGTAGAAAATAACCTCCTAGAGATCTACATTCTACTCCATAATCTTTATCTCTAGAATCACCAATTTTTCCATACAATAATCTACGATTATGCACATCTAAATCTTGATTAATTAAAGGTAAAGTAACAAACAGTTCAAAACAAAGTACTAATCTATCGTTAGTTTCTTCCTCAGGATATTCATAACCTATATGAATATGCATCCCAGCAGATCTTAAATTTCTATCTTCTTCTGATAATAATTCAATGTTGAGTTCAACTGATTGTTCATCTAAAACATTATAAGATGGTGAGCAACCAAATATATTTGCTTTCTCATCTTCTAATATCTTTTTAGTAGCTATTTCACTACTAGAATAATATAATTCCTTATCTAAAGGAGCTAAAATTGTTTCTATATAATTTTTAGAATGGTCTACTGATTTTAAGAACACTTCTAAATTGTTAGTAGGTGGAGTATTAAATTCAACAAGAATATTATCTTCTTGAACAAAACAACCTTTACCTATATCTATAGGATTATCTTTCGTACCTTTAAAAAGATTAATTGCAGATGATAATTCACCTGATTTGTCTTTAATAAAAATTTCAGGATCTGATCCTATAAGTACATTTTTTATACTATAACTCATTTAATAATAATTTGTTTAATAATTCATAACTATATTCTTTAAAACCTTTACTTGAATAACTTCTTTCAGGATGACCTTGAATAGCTAAAGATCTAGTATTTTTGTAATATACTATTTCTGGCTCTTTAAAATCTTTAGGCACTGGGAAATCTTTTCCTTCACCTGATTCATATCTAGTAGATATCTTTTTTAATGTAGTTCCTAATAATTTGTAATGTTTAGAATCTATATTATTAGGATACATCATTTGATGATGAGTAGATATTACATTAATAGTTTTACCTTCAGATGTAATAATATTATGACTTGAAAGATGATTTGTTACATGTTGTATAACTTTACCTCCTGATAGAGCTGTTAATAATTGAGCACCCCTACAAATACCCATTTTAGGTATTGTAACAGGATATTTATTAAACATTACTGATTCAGTAATATCTCTTCTATTATTAACTCTAGTCATATGATGAATCTTATCTTCTTTATAGATATAAGGATTCACATCTTTACCTCCAGTAAATAATATTAAATCAATTCTAGCCAAAGGATATTTTTTATTAGGTCTATCTAAAAATGTACAATTATATTTATCTTGAAAAAATCTTTGAACATCTATTGATAAATATTTTTTATTTGTTAGTATTACTAAATTTTTTTTAGGCTCTGTCATATTTAAGTTTTAACATTTTAGGAATTTCTTCTATATACTGTTTAGTAACAAAAGTTAATTCTTCTTGATTATCTCCAAAACTAGGTGCAGAGTTTATTTCAACAACTATAAATTCAGAATAATCTCTTTTTCTATTTTTAGAATCAGTAGAAGATTGAATTCTTAAATCTACAGCTCCAAAATCGAGTCCAACAGCATTAAGGGCTTTAACACTATGTAATACAACATCGTCCCAATTAACTGGTTTATCAAACAACCCAGTTTCTGAGTTTTCCATAATCCAAACGCAGTTATCATCGTTTCTATACCATTTTTTTTCATCTTCAGTTTCTCTTTTAAGCATTTTTCTACAAGTATAGAAGCAACCTTCACTATTTACATGAAGTCTATATTCTCTAGAGTAATTATAATACTTTTCAAAAATATAAGATTTACAATTCTTACCTTTCATCCAAGCTTGCAATTCTTCAGGAGTATTATGTTTTGTATTACCTTTACCTCTACTACCAAATAATGATTTAGAAATAATAGGATATTGAAGATCATTAATAGATAATATTAAATCTTCATTTGAATCCATTAATATAAAGTTAAGTTTTTCAGACCATAGGTAACCTACAGCTGTCTTAACTTTTCCTTTAACAAAACAACGTTTCATTCTTAACTTACTACTACTATTTCTAATAGCATCAATAGTATTAAGTTCAATTCTATCACCTCCATTAGATACTGTATCAGATTGATCTGTAGTAGATCCTAATCTAATAATAGATTTAAATGGTAAAAGTGGTAGAGTTCTATTTTTTAACCTTAATATTGAATGAGAAGGATGTCTAGATCTAACCATAGGTCTAAACTTAGTGTAATTTTTCTTTTTAATTATAGTCATTTTAATAATTTTGTTAAGTTTTCTAAATTATATTCTGGTTCTCTAAAACCTTTTACCTTCATTTTATTTAAATTATTATGAGGTACAGAATTTAATTTTATTAAAAAAGGATATTTAATATCTCTACCGTGTGATTCCAATCTTATAACAGAATTATAAAAAACAAAACCTTGTCTATCTCCACAATATCTACCTGTTACATTAGAACTTAAAAGATATTTTTTAAGAATAGTAAAAAATCTTTTTTTAGTTAATGAAGAATAATAAGTTTTACAAACATTATATAAATCAATTATAGATCTTTGAAGAGAAATACAATGAGGTTGATTACACTCATAATTTTTATAAGTATATTGACATCCATATCTTCTACTTTCAAAAAACCATTTTATAAAATCTTTTATATATCTAGGTTTTTTTTCTATTTTTACATATAATTTCATTTATTTTAATATTTGTTTCTATAATCAGTATAATCACCTGATTCAATTAAAGTTGCATTACTAGCTCCATCGTGAAAATATAATGAAGCTTCTATTTCTTCACCACCATCAAGTTCTACAGGTACAGGTTCTCTATAGTAACCTGTTTTAGAGGTATCTCCAGGTCTATAACCTTCAAGACCATCTACTATAGGTAATTGTTCAGGAGTAACATCATACACTTCAACTTTAATCTTGCTAATAGGTTCTTTTGAATTTACAAAAGGTATCCCACTTGCTGTTAATTTATATTTATCTTTAGTCCATCCAGAATCAATAAGTTTTGAATTACCTAATACTCCGTGATTTCCATAACCTTCTCTTAATGTTCCGTAAACTGCTATTTTTATATTTTTATTCATATTTAATAAGGTAAATTGTCGTTAATTTTTAATTTTTTTAATTTTTCTGAAATTAAATCAGTTAATATCTTTTTTGCTTTTTCTTTCCCAAAATTTTTTACTAAATCACTAAAGTCTTTAGTTTTATATTTATCAGGTATTTTAATATTTATAATATTAAATTCATCACATAATTCTGATGCAAATATCTGACCATAATTAGACTCTTTATCAAAATCATTATCATATAATATAAATATAGTTTCAAATCTTCTTTTTAATTCATTAACTACATTTATTTTAGGTTTTATTTTTTCATTTTGTAAAGATACCGATGCTAATCTACAAGTTTCATTTATAGACATTACATCTTTAAGAGATTTGGTCCAAATTAATATTTCATCAGACACAGGTAATTCTCTCCATCCTTGCCATATAGAAGTATTTACATCACTAAACCATTTATATTTACTAAAAGGTTGATATATTTTAAAAGTGGCTTCACCATCTTTGAATTCATAATAAGCATAAGAATATTTATCAGCTTTTACTGTTTTTTCTTTACTATTAGATTTAAATATAATATAGTCAACTGGAAAAACATTATATTTTAAAAGTGTAATATGGTCTATACCAAAAGAATTCCAATATTTTATATCATAATCTTTCCAAGGTCTTACTGTAACACCTATTTTTACTTTATCATTTATTTTTACAGGTTTAGCACCTGTTTCAGGCTTATACTTTTTATATTCATTTTTAATAGAATTTTTACAATGATATATATTATCTAGCCAAAAATCTACAGCTATTCTACTATATACATCAAACCAACTATTATATCCAAAATAATATTTTACAAATTGAAAAGCATCTCCTCCTCCCAATACAAAATCATTATATAATATATCTCCAGTAGAATTTCTAAATAATGCAAAACTAGGTGTATTATCTTTTCTAAAAGGAGATGAAAAAGGTTCTTTTAATTTAATATCATTGTTAATATATTTTTTGAATATATCCCATTCAGTTATATTTTTTAATATTACTTCTCTACTTATAATTGGTTTATTTACATAAGGTAATTTATTCAAGTTTATTTTCATTTTTAGTTAAAGTAAAAAAGGGAGCTTTTACACTCCCTTCTATTATATTACCAATCTATTTCATCACTTGATGGTAGATCAGCTGAAGTCTCTTCAAAAGAAGTTTCTTCCACTCTTGACATTAAGTCATCATACTGAGATTTATCAGAGTTTGAATTTACAGCAACTTTAAGTTTTGTAAATTCATCTGAAGAATCTACAGCTTCAACAAAATTAATTTTTCTAACATTAAGATACTGACTAGGATAACCTTTTGTACCATAATTAACAAATACATTTACTTTACCTGTTTTAGAAGCTTCAGCAATTTGTTTCATTAAGAAATCAACAGCTGGTTTATAATCTTCAAATTCAGGAAGTTCTTTACCTATTAAAGAAGGGTTAATAGCATGTAGTAAATTTACTAATCTTGACAATGCAAATTTAGGATTACCTTTTCCACTATCATCTGGATAGTAAATACCATCATTTACTTCACCTCCATTATTATCTACATAGAATATTTTATATGGTGGTGCATTTTCTTTCTCTTCTGCTGTTCTTTTAGCAACACGTACTCTTACGTCTTTTACTCTACCAGCAATTCCTTCATTAAAGATAGGTTTTCTATCTTCATCATTGTTATTATTTTGTTGTGAAATTTCATTTAAATTTATCATAAAATTTTATTATAAGTTTATAGTTAATAATTATTGACTATATTTCATCGACTTATATAAATTTTAAGAATAATATTCTGTTATAGCGTTATTGACTATTATAAGATCATTGTCTATGTTTTCTTCTTCAAACATACCCATTGGTGTCTTACATGTGTCATCTCCTCCTGTAACTGTTCTAAATACGTATTGAACAGGATTTCCTGGACTTTTAACAGCTTCTGCATAAAGTACTATACTTGAAAAACTTTCTGGGAAGAATTTCTTAATTTGTTTCATTTTTACATATACATTTTCATATATATACCGACTATATCTTTATTCACGTTCATAACTCCAATAATAACCTTTGAAAAAACCAGTTTTACGTATATAATAAGATAATGTACCACTACTTCCATTTACAGATTCTGCTGCTTTTTTAACAGAATTATAATTAGTAATGTATTTTTTATCTTTAGTATATTGATATACTTTTTTTCTAGTTTTAACTTTTTTAATATAAGGTTTTATTTTTTTAGGATAATTTTTAGTAAAATATACAAATTGTTTATTTTTACATATTCTATTATCAGATTGCAAACAATGATATATAGAACTTGAAGTTACATTTAATTCTTTAGAGGCTTCTAAAGAACTATTATGTATTTTTTCAAAGTTACCATTAATATCATACTGAACTATTTTCTTTTTATTTAAATTTAAATTATATAGTTCAACTCTATCTGCTTTTTTTTGAATATTATATCCATTTTTTCTATTATAAGGTTTTAATTTATCTAAATAATATTGTTCTAATTCTATTATTTTATTTTTATCTATACATATTTTAATTATATTAAATTCAATATTATCATTACCATATTTATTAAATGCATTTTGCAAATAATTATTAGGATGAATATTTTGTTTTAATAATCTTAAATGTTTAGACCATCTACAATAAAATCCTTTATCAGAAATTTTATTAGACTTTAAACCTGCTATAGTAGAACCAATATATATTTTATTAGTTCCTTTAAAAGTTATGTTGTAAATACCAGTAGAACTAAGTTCTTCTATATTTACAAATTTTAATAGTTGTTTCTTCATAATACAAAGATACAACAAAAATTCGTGAATACCTACTTTTTCAATATAAATTTTATACTAATAATTTATACTTACTCCCTCACGGGATAGTCTGTGAACGTTCTCTATTTTAAAAGAGCTTCGCTGCTGATTATCTAATCTTATATATTTTTAAACATTCACGCTTATCATTTATGATTACGTTGTAGTTATATAAGCTTAAAGACGTTCCAGCAATTAAATAGGTTTAATCAGGGCAAACATTAATCAACCCTGCACAGCTATTTCCATTCTAGGAAAGCCTGATTCATCATATACTATTTCAGGATGACAAAATAAATATACTACTAAATCATCTCTCAACTTTTCGTTGATAATATTAATAAGTTTATAATGACTAAATGAGAAATTACCCCATTTTTCAAAACCTTTATTTTTTACAAAGCTAGGCGCCATTACTCCATCAGTCATCATCCTACTCCAAGTATCAATTATAACTGTATTTACATTATCATTACTTTGTACTTCTTTTAATTTTGTTATTACTTCATCTACATTACTTGTTTGTAAGTAATTTCCTTTTTCTTCACTGTATTTGCTACGAAATTTAGGAAATGGTAAATCTTTTTGATCAGAATTTATAATCACAGTTTTATCTGGATCTAAATTTCTTGCACTAGTTGATTTACCCATTCCTGATTTCCCAACAATAAATACTAATTGTCCCATTAATTTATTTTATAGTTAATAATTGTTTAGATTATTTTCATCAACTATATAAATAAAAAATGAGCTGTTATTTTGTTAAAAATATTTGCATACTATTACCTTTATATTTAAATAAATCTTTTTTCTTTTTAAGGATTATATTTTTATATATAGGACTATGATCTCCAAAATTAATACCTCTTCCTTGAGATTTATCTATTACATTATCTTTTATACATTTAAGTAAAAAATATAAAGAATCAGTTCCTCTACAATTATTAAATATATCTTTTTTAAATTGATCAATATTAAACTGACTAGCTCTATACCAATTTAATCTAATAATATTTAATAATAAAAGATTTTTAGAATAAAAAAAACAAGCTCTATTTTTTACTCTATCTTTATCCCAATCAATTAATTTATATCTAATATATTTCTTGTTATTTATTTTAACAATTTTACAAGACGTTATATTATTTATTAATTGAACTAATCGTGGTAAATCTTTAGTATTATTAAATTTATAAATATAAATATATTTAGTTTTTAAAGGTAATCTTTGTAAACCTGACCAACAAGCAGTTCCTAAATGAAAATGTTCAAATTTAACTTTACTTGAAGAACTTATATTATCATATATTTTATCTTCTATTTTTATACCATAATAACAAGAATAATTATTTCTCATTTTTAATTAGTTTTTAATTACTATAAGCCAACATTTCTGCTGGTATTCTTGGGTATGATTTATAATCAAATAATGTAAAATCTTTAATATCAATATTACCATTATCAATATGCCTCATAATATCATTATTTTTAAAATTATCATTATTTAAATTAGTTTGAGTTAATGTACTAATCATTAATTCACTATCACCATACTTATCAACATCCCTACTTAACTGCTCTTTAACAGCATCTAAATGAGGTTCATAAATATGTACGTTGCTTAAATCACCTATAATACCTTTTGGTATCATATTAGTCATCTTACCTATAATCTGTGCTAAAAGTCCATAAGAAGCAATGTTAAAGGGTAACATTTTATTCCATAAAGTGCGTAACTACTTTATGCGTTTAATTATAATTCTATTAAATTATACTCATTTTCATCATTGTTGTTTTCTAAATAAATATAAATTTCCTCTTCAGAATTAGTTTCAGTTTTAGCTTCTATTTGACACACTTCTATTAAATTCATAGCTTGAGTATCTATATCATAAACTGTTATTGTTTTCCAACCTGTAGTTTCTTCTATATTTTCTTCTAAATCAATTTGCTGTAGATGTTTTTCTACTACATAATATAAATTTTGCATAATTTTTTATTTTTTATTAATTAAACTGCTGCATATTACTATGCAGATTAGACTATATCTTCACTCATTTCTGAGGACTAGCGTTTCCAATCACTTGATTGTACTCCCATAAGGGATAGTCGTTCGGCATTTATTTTTTATAAAATTGTGGATAATTTTTGGATTTTACTCTATTTTGAATAGCAGTTATAGACATATTATAATATCTTGCTGCTTCTGCATAAGAAGGAAATTCTTTTTGTTCACATATAATTATATGACCTTGATTAATACCTTCTTTATACAGTTTATTTTCATCTTTTTCTTCTCCTATAATGTTCCAATTTCTAAATTTACTATTTAATGATTTACATCTATATCTAATAGTTGTAACTGGTAAATTTAAAGCAATTGAGGCTTTATTAAAAGAATTAAATATTTCACCATTTATATTAACAGAAATAGCATTTCCAGGTAAACTACCTTTTCTACTTTCTGATATTTTTTTATAAACTTCTTTTTGTCTTTTTAATGGAAATGTTTTTATTATATCTCCACCAACAGAATTTGGTGATATATTATAAGATTTTGTAAAATCTAAATTATCTAGAAACTCTTGTTCAGTTTCTTTAATATTATTAACTTCAGCTATTATTTTAAATTCAAAAAATTCTTCACCATGTTTATTATAAGAACTCTGTAAATGTTTATTTACATGTTTATTAGCTCTTAAATGCCATAAATGTTGTTTTTTTCTTGTTTTAAAATCAACTGTACTACCAATATAATATTTATTGGTATTTAAATTTGTAATTTTGTAAATATAACCTTTCATAAATTTGTATTTCTACAAATATACAAAATAGTTACCTATATTGCAAGTTATTTACTCATTATTTTATAATAATATTTATTATATAAAAAAATTTAGCACGGGATTGTCCTTAACTTAATATTAGGAGTTTCCCCGTTTAACTAGTTTTAACCTCAGCTTACTACCTACCGAGGAATGTATCCACACTATGTTGATGCCATTTTAAAGTGAATTGATATTTAGGTATAAACTCTTCACAAGAATCATGTTCTGGTCCAAAAAATATTTGATAATATTTATTTTCACATTTTATAACATCTTTATGTTCTAAATTTTTACAAGCTTTTTCAAACCAATCATTTTCTTTAAGTCCTGTATAATCAGCAACATAATCAAATTCAATAGGTTCAACCAATACTTCAAAACTCCAATGACAAGGTGTTAAAGCACATTGATCTTTCTCTGCTGGATTCCAGAATGTTACTGTCTTCTTAGTAGCCATTGGATTAGTTTTAAGAATGTTTATAAGTTCTGCAAATTGGTCTATAGTATTAAACTCTGGACCATTATCTACTTCACTAGAACCTCTCCAATTTCTCAATTGAGCACCATAACCTCTACCTATATCTCCAAAATTATAGTTTTTATTATTTGAAATATTTCTTTCTACACCTATTTTTTTAATAAACTCATCATAAGGTTTAATTCCAAATTTACCTTCACCTTTACTTAAATAATAATTATAAGTATCTTTATTCCAAATATTAATATCATTATCTACAAGATATTTAATATTAGTATCTCCTCTTAAAATCCACAATAACTCTCCTACAACAGATTTCCACGCTAACTTTTTAGTAGTTAGCGCAGGAAAACCATCTCTAAAATCGTGTACAATCTTATAATCTGATATTTGACGCCTATATACACCTTTACGATTAGGATCTTCATATCTATATCCTTCATCTAAGATGTGTTGTAATAATTTTTTATATTCATAATCTATTTTTGCCATTTATGTTGTTTTTATTTCTACTATTTTATTTAAAATATACATTTTATCTCTTAAAATAGTACATTCTTCAAATTTATTTTCTTCTACTAAATCATTTATTTTAGATTTAATACATGCAATTTCTTTCCTAGCTTCAGGTAAATTAATTAAATCATGATTTACTTGAATAAAAAAAGAAGATTTATCCATTTTAGTAATTTGAATTTTACTAAAAGTTTTATCTGAAGATATAAATTCTTTTGTTAATACAATACCATCTAAATCTTCCTGTAAAGATTCTTTATATATACCTCTATTAAGTATTTCTTCATTATTAAAAACAGTATCTTTGTCAAAAAGATTACTTTCTAATCTTGGTATAACAGGTTTTAATTCTTTTAAGAGATTCTTAAACATAATTATAGTTCTAAGTTAATTATTTCATTAATTGTAGTTTTCAAATCTACTGTAGAATCTTCTTTAGATTCATTCATTGATTCAAGGATCATATTACTTTTAATATTAGATAATGTATCAATAGTAGTTTTAGATTTTTCCATAAAATCAATCATATAAACTACATTTCCAATTAATTCTTTTATGTTATTTAATTCCTCAAGTTGATCTTTCAAAATTTGATCTAATTCTTTCTTTTTTTCAGAAAGCACTTCTATTTCGATAATATTTTCACCTATTACTTTATATAAGCTAATATCATCAATTCTAACAGAATTACTTTTTCTAGCTGTCATTAACATTCTAGAATACAAACCTGATTTATTATCTACTTGAAGTCTACTATATGTGAAATTAACAGTGTTATAATCACTATTAGACATAAGTGCTATTTCTAATTTACCAGAATCGTTAATAAACACTTCAAAAGTCCATCTATCTCTTTTGTCTAGTTTATCTATAGAAAACATATGACCAGCTACATTATGACCATTTGAATTTCTATTCATTTTAAAAAAATACTTTTGTTCTCTAGATTTTTTTACAAAATTTTCAAAAACATTATTTATAATTTCTAAAATTGGTGAATATACACCATCTGTACCTTCATCATTATAATCATTAATTAATTCATCATGATCTTCTCTTTCAAAAAGTTCTTTATTGATATTTTTATTTAAAATATCTTTTAAATTGCCTATATTTTTAGGTTCTTTCTCTTTCATTTTTTATAAAATTTTTAATCTTATTCATTTCAGGAATATTAGTAGGTAAAGGAAGTTCTTTAAAAAAGTTTACAGCGCCATCAAAATATAATGGACATATACTATTTCCTCCTCCTTCACGTGAAGCTAATACTTCTAAAAACCTAATATTATCTTTAAAATACATTATGTTATAGCCATCCTTTTCAGGATATGTTTTTATTTTATGTCTATAAGGGCTAAATAAACCTAATACAACATCAGCATCTCTAGCAGTTAATTTATTATCTGCAAGACCATCTAAACTAGGTTTAAGACGATTAGCTTTCATATTTTCAACTGATTCTTGAGCTGCTGATTGTTGTTGTATTACTACAGGTATAAAATTATATCTATTTCTAAGTTCTACTAAATAATTAGAAGATAACTTAGTTATAGTTTGATGTAATGTCATACCTTGTTCCTGATGCAATAATGATACGTGATCAATGATCATTATAACATATTCATCAGGGTCATTAGGTTCATAATAATTAAATATTTCATTTTCATATTTTTCACCAGTCTTATTATCTTTAAAAGTCTTAGTGGTCATATGAATAGTACCATTTGCTCTAGCGTAGTTACGCATAAATTTGTAAATACCAGTAGGATTTTTAATATTATCAATAAATGTTACCACTTCTTGAAACTTATCAAAATGTTCTTTAGAACCTTCTACTTCATTTAGTATTTCTTCACTTACAGGATTTTTTACACTCCTTAGATTTTTTGGATCTATTTTATATTTACCTTTAGATTTTACATATAAATAATTACATATAGATTGTCTAAGTTTTTGTTCTTTAGACATCTCTAATGAGAAATAAAATATTTTAAGTTTAATATTAGTTTTATTGTTTATAATATAGTCAATTGGATTGTACATATACAACCAATCGCAAGCTTGTGATTTCTATTTGTTACTACCAGTTTTATCTGGCGGTATAGTCATTTCTGCTATACTCTATAATTTAATATAATTAAAAAATTAGTGGTCTTCTTCCAATTGAGCTAAATCAACAATATCTTCAACATCGTCTTCTTCTTCTAACTCATCATAATCTACACCTTCTACAGGTGTTACAACTACTGTATAAATTACTATTGTATTACCTGAATTAGGATTATCTACAAAAGTTTCATTTATAATAAAACCATTTTGTCTTAAATGAGCAACAGCTTGAGGTAAATAAGCATAGTTAGCACAATTAATATTTGTACTAATTAACATAGCTCCAATATCTCTTACTTGAGTACAATATTGAATAAATCTAGCTAATACTCTAACCCTAAGATCTTGTCTATCAGGTAAAGTTTGTACGAAATTTAACATTGTTGTTATAGCATTTATACTATGAATACCACAACTACAAGTAATTCTACCTAATGTTTCTGAAGTTTGTGTTGAATAATTTTGATTGTCAACTGTAATGCTAATTGATATAACTCCAGCTTCAGTTCTAGTTATTCTTAATGTATTTAAAGCTACATCTGCTGTATCTTCATTAGGTACATCTCTGAATAGTTCTGCTGAATAACGTCTTATACTACCATTATCATTTTCTACGTTGTAAAAACCTCTTACAGGGTTATTAGCAACTGTGTATTCACCACCTTGTGTTAGTCTATATCTCTTTGGATTAATACATACTACTTGTTTCATCTTTAATTTAGTTTTAATTTAATTTTTAATTATTTTATTTTTATAGTTCGGACTATCTCATTATCCTACTAATTCACGTCTTTTTCCAGACACAGTTAGTTCAGGATATTCCTTGTTAGTCTCTACACCGTTTTGTAATATATGTTTAATAAAATCTGTAATTATTAAAGCGTCTTTTCTTTCAAGATTCTTATTTTTTATATAATTTATAGATTCATTTTTAATACTATCAAGTGACGGCACGGGATTGCCATTATTACATTTACACATAATTCTTATTTTAATGGGTTTCCCCGTTTAATAATATACTATTATTTTTTATGTATATTATCATATTTAGTTTATTTTAGTTATTATTCTTCTAATTTTGCTAGAGCATTATACATTGTACCATATCTCTTAAATTTAGATATTTTTAATTGTTTTTTAGCTCTTAAAATTTTATTATCAAAATATTCATTAACTTCTTGTTCATTTTTTAATTTTGAAGTTTTTAGTTTTAATGAATAAAGGCTATTTGAACCAGAACTATTACAATATATAAAACCTTTATTATATTTATCCAAATATTCTTTTTCAGAAGAAAATATAGCTTTATAATTTGCTTGTTGATAAGGTCTATTATAATCTTTTATATTTTGAATAGTTCTTCTTTTAGTAGCATCATATATATTATTACTTACATTAATTAATTTTGAATAATTACTCATTAATGAATAATTACAATTAAATCTTCTAATTTTACTAAGAACTTCAGATAACTGAATAGCTTGAAATATACCTAAATTAGATCTTTCAATTATGTCATATAATAATTCTAATCTTTTTTTTAAATTACTATTTGAAAGTCTAATTATTCTAAAAGCAAATATTGCTTTATATTTAGCATCAAATTGTACTATATAATCATTTATAAAAGTACCTTGTAATTTTTCTATTATATCTTTTAACTTAGGATTTTTAATAAAAAATTCTGTATCATCAACTTCTAATGTATTAAATTTAATACTATTATTAGTATATTGTGTAAAATAATCTGCACAATCTAATGTTCTTTTATTTACATTATAACTTTCACTATTGCTTTTTTTACCATCTTTTGATAATTGGTATCTATATATTCTCATCAACTTTATTTTTAAACTAAATAATTCGGAATTCAACTATATATTACTATATAGAGGGGCAAATCATTTACCAACTTTACTGTTTGCTGTAACTATACTATATGTACCCTGTTCAATACCAGGAAGTTCATTACTGAATCTTGGTAATTTGAATGGTATACAATTTAATTTACCTGAAAGGGATCTCTCTCTTCTTTTTAATAAGTCTCTACGTACTCTATCAAATAAATTATCGTTACTCATTTATTTTTATTTTTTTATGTTAATGAAGTTGTCCAATCTGAATTAACAACTTCTTTTTGTTCTTCTTCTATAAATAAACTTAATCTAGAACTCTCTTCTTTTCTTTGATTTTGTTTATATATGAAGTAATCTGCTCTTTGAAGAAATCTATAATCTCCTTTTAAAGATTCGATATAACTATTTGTAGCATTAAGTATTTCTTTTTTAGTAATCTCAGGATTATCTTTCATCCATCTTTTAAGCTTATCTTTTACAGCTTTTAAATTACCCATAGAACCTATTCTTAAGTCTTTAAATAAACTTCTAAATTTATTTACAAATGCTTCATAATCTTCTATCTTATCTTTATTAGATTTATCTTTAAGAACTAACTTATTTTCATCGTAATCTTTACTCTCTATTTGTACAATTTTATTTAGTGTAACTTTTCCTTTTTCACGTAAATAATATTTTTGTCCTTTAATTTTCTCATCAAATAATAATATATATTTATTTAATGTTAAATAATCTAGATCTTCTTGTCTAACTTCGTAGTTTAACAAATCTTTATCTAAATAAAATTGTACTTTTAATAGAGTTAATATATGATTTAAATTTAGTGGAGTAATAGTTAAACATTTAATGTCTATAATTATACTCTTCTTAATTATCATATTTAATTTTTTATACTAATTCTTCATCATCATAATGTTCAAACATAGAGTCTTCTACTTCTCCATTTTCATCACATACATTACACTCTACATATTTTAAACGTCCTTTAACTTCTTTCATTTCAGTTTTTGCACCAAGGCAAATAGGACAGTGTGATTTACTCATATTGTATTTTATTAATAATTTTATAAACTTCTTTTATATAATATTTATAATTAATATCATAAGATTCTTCTTTTTTTGCAACGTATTTGTTAAATACTGTACATAACCATCCTGCTTCAATATTAGTTTCTCTATGTTTAGGATCTACTTTAATATCTTCTATAATATCAAATATATCTGTTTGATTAGGAGTTGATTGTTTTATCTTTTCTGTATTAGTAAGATAATTCTTTTCCAGCGGTGGGAGCTTTTTAATCAACTCTGAACCATTATTAGATACATAATATCTTGTAACTTTATAAAGTTTAATATCTTTTATATATGGTTTAAATCTAAACTCTCTATTGAAAGCTTGATTTAAACTCATCGCATACATACCTTCTCTATTAGGAGGTAAATACGTATTATTATAATATCTGGAATAACCTTTATTTATAATATAATTTATTTTAAAATCATCATTATAATGTGGTATTTTTTTTATCCAGTTTCTTTTATAAAGTTTATTTTTACCAGTCATTTTAGCGCCTATACAAAAATCATAGATACCATAGTTCTTAGCAAAATCATAATCCCAACCTTTAAGATGATTCTTAATTGTCATTTCAGGACTAATATTGTTAATAAAATAATTAGCTACTGCAATAGCTACTATTCTTTTAGAATGATTTTTATGAAAATCTCTATCTATTTCAAAAGCACCTTTAAATTTAACTTTATTTTGCAAATCAATAGACATATAATTATTTACATCTCTCATTATAAGTTTCTTATATGTTTGAGCTTCTAAACCTATACCTGATAATTGTTCCATTTCTTTAAGAACTTTATCAACTAAATGTTTTTCAGACTTTTTAATAATATAAGAAGCACCATCAGTATTTTCAAAACATATTTTACAGTAAGATGTAGCATCTACAATCCATTCTGTAAGCATTGTTAAAAGTAACTGACCATTAATAGTAATAGCAAGTTGCCATTTAGGATCATATAAATAAGCATATTTATCTTTACTAAGACCATAAGCACTATTCAATATAATTTTTAATACATAATTAATAGGATTACTTTTAGGATAGTTTTGTCTTTCAGTATAAAAACCTTTATATTTTGTACTAAATATTTTTTCAGGAATATGTTCAGGATGTAAACCATTAACAAATGATAGATGAGGGTAGTATGATGCAAAATCTACATCATATACAATATATTCATCATTAGATTCATATATACCAGCTTTACCAAATGAATGTAAACCTCCTTCACCATATTCACGTTTAACATTTAAATACTCATTAGAATGGCTTATTTTAGTACTAAAACCTTCTTCAGTAGATCTCCAATGTATAGATTTAAAATAATCTAACATTTTAATATTTTGTTTATGTTTAAACTTAATATAAGGAAATATAATATCTTTGATAGGGATATAAGAACGTTTAGTTCTCATTTGTTTTAAATCCCATACACTTACATTCATATCTTTAGATAGATATTTAGCAAATATTTCTTTAGCTATTTTTGTCTCTGAAGCATTAATAAGATTTATACCTTCTAGTTTAGTATAAAATTTTCTAATTTCTATGTGCTTAGTACTTAATTCATAAAACTTTTCTGTTGCATTAATATCATTATCACAATATTCAATAATATGATCCATTTGAGAATATGTAAGTATAGTACCTGGTTCATAAGGTAAATCTTCAACATTCTCTAATCTCATAGCAAATTCTAACCATTTAAGACTAGTTCTTTTGTTTTTATTATCATAATGCCATATACGATATAAATCTAGTTGAGGTATTTTAGTCCATTTATCAGGAATAGATGAATACTCAGCTTGAATTATCTCTTCTACAGCGTTGTAAATAGCTTTTGCAGTCCATTTACGCTTATATTTTAATATTGTGTTATGTAATACTGGATAATCAAAGTTTACGTTATTAAAACCTATTAATAATAGGTCTTTTTGATTTAGAAAATCATATAAAGATGTTATATCAGATTTCCTATCTGATATCTCAAATCTATAAAAGTTTTTATTATCTACATTCTTAAATGTAGCTAAAAAGAAATTAGGATATGTTTCTAAATCATAAACATATAAATTTCTTGTTTTTTTAATTTCATTCACATATCTTCTTTTTTTAGAAGATTAGTCAATAGGATGTCTAGAATTATTCTCGTTATCTAAAGAATGAGGAAATGATTGTTGAGACATTGGATAATATCCACAACCAAATGCTTCATTATAATAATCATATAATGCATCATCATCTTCACTTCCTACATGAGCATTTAAAGGAATTACTTTTTGTTTTTTTTCTAAAATAGAAATTTCTTTAGAATTATCTAATTTTAAGTGTTTTAAATTCATATTTACATTTTTTTGAAAAGTCTAACAAAAAGCCCACTAAATATATAGCGGGCTTGTTCATATATGTATATGATGATACTTAATCTTCAGTATCAGTATTATCAATAACGTCTACTCTAGGAGTATTTAATACATTAAGATAATCTTGTTTCAACTTTTCAATTCCATCTACTAGTCCAGTAACTGAATTAAGGTCTTTAGTAAATTCTTTTTTCTTTTCAACAATTACTTTATCAAACTCTTGTTTTTTTTGTTTAACAAAATTATCAAAAGCAACTTTCTTTTTTAAAAGATCTTTAAGTTTAGTTTTAAATTCTTCTTTTTTCTCTTCAATTTCTTCTTTGAAGAATTCATCCATAATAGCATCAACTTCAGCATTAGGAATTGATGATACTGGTTTAAAATTGTTACCTTTTAAAAGAGCTAATGCTTTATTCATAGCATTTTCATAAGCTGCTTCTACTTTTTTTTGCTCTTTTGATTTATTTTCTTCTACTTGCATAATTTTTAATGTGTATAATAATTTAAATCTTGAATTACTTTATTAATTGAATATTCATAAGGTTTACGTTCTAAAGAAGGTTCTAAATCTATAATTGAATTATTCATTAAATCAATTAATTTTTGATTAGTTGCACCACCATAATTAACAATAAACATTATATATAATATTTTACCTGTATTTATATCCCAATGTATAGTGTCAATGTTAGCAATTGAAAAACCATTTCTAATATTTACTATCTGATTAAGATATCTTCTGATACAAGTATATAATTGACCTTTAGCATCTTTTTGTTCTAAAGTTAATCTATTCTTTATAACATAGACTGTAAAATCATCAATAGCTTGTTTTAAACCTTTTACAATTGCTTGATCACTATGCATAATTTATTGGTTTATGTTATTCCAAATATCAGTCCTAACTTCTCTATCTTCTATAGAAGAAATAGCTTTTCTAACAGCAAATTCTCTAGCTTTAACTTTATTATCTTGATCTTTGTTATTACGTACAACATCAGCTTGAGCTATCATTTCTCCACTTTTACGTATAACACATCTAGTAGCCTTTACTACTTCATTTGCTGCTCCTTGAATTGGTCTTGGAACTCTATATGAATGAAAATTAAATTTATAATCTCCATATACAATATCATTTTTTACTTCCATAATTATATTTTTGTAACTTTGTAACTTTTAGCATTAAAGTCGTGACTTAATGTATTAATTTTTTTTATTATTTCATAAGGTTTTAACCTTTCATTATTATCATTGTAAAAAAAAGGTTCGTTAATAGTCAGTGTTCTCTTACTGTCATCTTGATGTAAAAAAGTAACTGTTAAATTTTCAGGTCTTGTTCTACTAAGTAAACCTATTAAAGAGCTTTTTTGAAAATTTCTAGAAACTTTTTCTTGAATAAATCTTTTTTTATTATTCATAAAAATTATTTAACCATAAGCTCCTTCAAATCTAAGACAAGCTACTTCATTCACTTTTAAATCAACATCTAATAATTCACATCTTTTCATACTGTAATCATAAAAAATACATTCTCCACAATAATCAGTATCAAATTTTGGATTAGAATAATGTTTATTTATAATAGGTTTCTTATCTACTTCAGCAATGTCTACACTTTGATCTAAATTATCTGAACTTAAGTTTTTAAACATAATTAAATTTTAAACTTCTATGTTATTACAAAGTAAAGCTGTCATATTATCACCCATTATAACATTTTTATGTAAAAAACACCAAGTGGGTGATTTAGAATTATCAGAAAATTTACAAGAAGAACATTTAAATCTTTCTGGAAATTGAGCTTTTAAATCTTTTAAAATTCTTTTATCTCCTGAATTAATTCTTCTTCTTTGTTTTCTACTAAATTTACTAGGTTTTTTAATACCAGTATTTTTATTATTTTTCTTTGTATTATTTGAAGTATTAGATCCTCTTGTTTTTTTATGATATATATTAACTTCTTTACTCTTGTCAACTTTTAAATTATCTAAATTCATATTATTTAAATATTATTTGTAAAGCTTTTCTCTCAACTAAGGAAGGTGCTATATTATCTTTGTCTCTATCTACTATAATAAACTGAGTTTGGTAAGTATCTTCATCGAATAACTTACGCAACATTCTTTTTATTTTTCTAAAATCTTTTAGTTTATTTTTAGTATTATCATGAATAAAAACAAAATCTCTTAAATCTAAAGTTTTAGTTTCAATTTTATCAATACATACTAAATTACAATCACCTTCTAAGCAAAATGACATTTCATATAGTATATCTGCATATGTTATTATCGCCATTATAATTCAGAGTATAAATTAGTAATTATTTTATTAATAAATTTAGAACTACTAAATTTAAAACCTTTAAAAGATTCACTTTCTATTTTAAGATTTCTACCATCTAAAGTAAATTCTAGATGGTAGCTCTTATTTTCCATTATTCTGTCATAATTTTCTTTTGCAGTTTTTTCATCACAATATTCTATAAAAGAATATTTTACGGGTTTAAATTCTGCATTTTTTCCTTTAAACATTAGTCTATTTCTCTTTTATAATCCCATTCTTCTTCTGAAATAGTATCTTTATCCCAAATAAAAGGAATATTAGATTTAGTTTTATAATAAGTTATATCTCTAACTCTGTATATTCTCCCATCTGAAGAATTGAGATGTTTTTTTACTACACCTTTTTGTTGCAAAGATATTATTTGACTTTGATTTAAATATTCTTTATCTTTAACAATATCATAATATTCCATATCAATATTTAAATACCAGTTTAATGATATTATAGAACATAATAATAATAATATTACAAATAAAGGATTAATCTTCATATTTTTCATTCCAGTATTTTTTATAATTATGATTATTTAGATATGTATTTATTGTAAATAATAATATACTTAGTAAGCCAAAAAATATAGCTACACCAAATTGACCTGCTATAGTACATAATATAGATATAAATAATGGTAAAGCTACACAAATTAAATTAAAACTTAACATGGGTAATTCTCCACTATAATTATTATTATCTATTTGTTTTAACCAAATTCTATTTTCATTCCAATCATTTCCAGAAGATGTAATTTGAATTAAAGTAGTATTTTCCTTAACTTTTTCTGTATATCTACTATCAGCTCCATCTAAATAAAATATTATAAACGTTTTAACTTCTTTACCATAATATTTTTTTTCAAAACATTCTCTACCAGCTAGAATATAAAAAGAACTACTTTTTAAAACTTTATCAAATTTTTTTACAAAAGAATCAATTTCTCTTACAGTATCTTTATTTAAATAACCTTTAAGTTTATCTAATTTATATATACCTAAAAAGTATTCATTACAAAGTTTCTTAATAAAGTGACCTTTAAAAGCTTCCTTATTATCAAATAATTTTTCATAAACTTTAATTGCTGTAATATCTTTTAATGAATCATTTACAAATTTAGATTGAGAAGGTATACCTAAAGTTCTAAATATACTATCTGTTTCATCAGGTTCATTAAGTAATAATACTTCATCTTCTGATAATTCACCTGTTTGAGCATAAACAGATTTTAATCCTTTATTTTTTATGCTCATTAATTTTCTAGAAGTTCCTGACATTATTGTATATATTTAAGTGCTAATTCAGTTAAGTATAATTTAGAAAAGAAAGTTACTTTAATAAAATCCATTATATTAATTGCTATTAAAAAACAACCTAATAATAATGGTACTAAAGAAACTACAATTGTTGATATACCTGTGTATTTACTAACATAATATCTATTTAGTATTTTAACTAAAGGTGCTGGACGTTTAAAAGCATGTTCATCATTCTCTTCAAGTTCATCATTGTATACAGCTCCTGATATCTTAGATCTACCTATACTACTATAAAACTTTCTAGATAACCAGAATATAAGCAATAAACCTATAATAATAGGAATAAGATGACTTATTGAAGTGAAAATAATATACTGTTTAGTAATTATTAATCCTTCTGTCACAATAAGGTCTACAGCTTGAGATACAGTTGTTTTAGTGCCTTCAATCATTTGCTTAGTATAATGTACAAATGTTTGCTCAAATGTGCTTATATCTTCTAATAAAGGCTCTTCAGCAGGTATATTAGTTTCTACTTCTTGTGCAGTAATTGTTGTTACTCCTAACATTGTGACTGCTAAAGCAATCATTTTAAATCTTGTTTTCATTTTTTAAATTTAGTTGTTAATAATTAATTAAATAGTTTATTTTTTAATTCTTCTTTTGTTTTACCAATATGATTTTCTTCAATGCTTGAAATTATACCTCTTTCCCATAAAAGATTATATGTTATTATAGAAATACAATCAATATGTATTGATGAAATTTTACATTTAGTTATCATATTTTTATGAATGATATAACATTCATCATAAGGTTTAAATTCTGTTTCCATTAATATTTAATTTTAGTGATTCTGCTAGGATTTGAACCTAGAACCTTCTCCTTAGAAGGGAGATGCTCTATCCAGTTGAGCTACAGAACCATTCGGAGGTTATCCACTTTTACCTCCTTCAAGCCTTTTTTAAGTGGACCTAGTATTTAACGGGGCTTAATCCTTACTAGGTAGTGGTCCCAAACAGATTTGAACTGCTGACCTATCCGTTATGAGCGGATTGCTCTACCAACTGAGCTATGAGACCATTTATACTTATTAATACTACTTTACATAAAAGTGATTAACAATTATGTTCTGTACTAACATCTTCATTATTACTCTTTTAAAGTTTATAATTTATAGTTTTCCTCCGAGATATAATTTCTATTTCCTAGGTAGACATATCACTTACGGTCAGTATTATTAAAATGAAGGTAAATTATTCCATCTTTGTATAATAAGTATAATATTTTAAAATAACACCACATCTCAGGTATGTACCTGAAAGAGAGATTGTAGAGATTCTGATGTGGTGTTAAGTTATTATAATTTTGATTTTACTAATTCTTTAAGTTCTAAAGCATGTTTAGTCCATATATTATTACTACTACGTTTTAATTTCGGATAAACTTTAAATACATCATTTAAAGATAAACAAGGTTTATTCATTAAAATATACTCTTCAGCAGCTTCTTTTGTTGAAAAATACCAATATTTTTCAGTATCGTGATAAAAAGATATTTTAACATTATTAGTAAAATTACACCAATAAGTTAATTTAGTAACCCACCAATAAGTATCACCTTCAAATATATCAACACCATCTTCTGTTGTGAATAATGGTTTTTTAACTTTTGATAAATCTGATAATAATATTTCAACACCTAAAACAAATTTCCTAAAGTCATCCATACTAATTCTTGTAAATAAATGAAGTCTCTCATCTGTTTTATAATCAGTATGATATTGAAGAACTTTATTTAGATTAGAATATGCATTGTTAGGATTACTTATTCTAAAAAACTTATATTTAGGACAATATTCTGTAATAAATTTAAGATTTTCTTCTGTTTCTGGAACAACAAACCAATAATCAGGTAATCTCTTTATAGTTTTTGTCTCAGTAATTTCTTCCCAGTTCTCAGTATACTTTGTAATTTCAGACAATGTAAATTCTAAAAATAAAGAATCATGTCTTCTTTTGTATTGTGCAATATTAGACCCTTCAGGAAATGTAATAATATCTCCTTCTTGTAATCCTGAATCACAAAAATTCTTAATTAATTTAAATTTTCTCATTTTTTAATTTTTTAACAGATTAGTAATAATTTTTTGTAAATAAATTCTCTTTTAAAAGTTTCAAATGCTTCTTGTGGTGAAAAAGGATGCATGTTCTCAGGTCTAAGTTGTTCCCATTCTTGATGTAAATTATGGTCTGTTTTATCAATAATTGATAAACTAATCCAACATTTATGTAAATTATGAGAAAATGTTTCAGATTTAAATTGATAATTACCTACTGGAGATATTCTTAATTCTGATATTTCAACATATCTATTGATTTTATCACCAATAGTAAAAACAACACCATCTGATAATCTTTTTACTGAATGGATATGCCAAAATTGTTTAGAATGATTTACTAAACTTACATAATCTTTATAACTTCTAAATTCTGTTAAAATAGAATTATTTCTATATGTTAATATCTCATAATCTTTTTCAATTACTTGTTCATTAGCCCATTTTTCACAGTCTTTTTTACAATAGCTTCAAAACCTATTTTAGGACTTCCTGGATATTCTTTAACTAATTTATATTTTTTCATAATAAATTGTATATAAAGTTATAAAACTTATAAATTAAATAACCTATTAAACATAATAAAAATAATACTGATGGCACGTGAGTAGTAATAAAAGTATTATCATCAGAGAAAAAATTCATAAAATTATCTCTTTTTCTATTAGTATTTAATCTTTTACTTTTTTGTTTATGTAAATACCATCTAATTAAATTAATTATAAATATAATACCTAGTAATACAATTGATGTTATATAAATTGTTAATAATATTTTTTGATCATTACTCATTTTTATTGTTTTAAATAATAATTATTAATATAGACAGTATTAAAGATGTATTGGTTAGATATAAATCTAAATGCTAGGGAATAGCATGCCTAAAATATTAGGTAAATACATCTTTAATGCTAATACTGTCTACTTCGCCAATGGATAATATTTGTGTGCCTCTCTATGGTCTTTAGCACTACTAAACTATCTTAAACGCCTTCACTGTACGAGGTGAGCCTGCTCAAGTTTAAGTTAAAATGTTACCCTACATTAATAGTTTAATATACTAAGCAAAAGTTAATTCTCTCTTTTGTTTAGTAATTCTTTCTAAACTTCTTATATGTTTTAAATTATTAATCATTATTTTATGATTTTTAATTCTACAAGAAGAAGCTAAAAATATTTTACGTTGTAATCTTGTTCTTTTACTCATAATTAGTTGGTTTTAATTAGTGGAGGCGGCGGGATTCGAACCCGCGTGTCTCATACTTAAATTATAATATTATTTACAGCTTTTTAATTTTTTAATGTGCTTTTCTGCACGTAGGATCAATCTTAATTGATACTCCACCACTTATTTTAATCTAAATAAGAAATCTTAGAATACATTACCAAAAGGTAATAAAAAATATATCATACAGTTCTCCTTACTATTTCTAGTTAGTGTGTTTAGTTACATCTCCAGCTTAAAAGGCTGGGCTATCAGTATTAGAAGCTTACTTGTAACATCAAGGTTTCTGTGATATATTTATGCATAACGGTTACTACAAACCTTTTTTCACCTATGATATTATGCTACCATTGCTAATTTATCTCCATACCAAGAACTACCTTGTAGTACTGGTTCAGAGTTTAGAATGTTGTGAACAACATTCATATTAGCTTCAATCTGTGCAGTTTCCTGCGTCTTATTAATGTTTCCATTTATAAAATTCACCTATGTTTACAGTTGTCTCTGGCTGAATATTATAATGTATAATACAAGGTCAAGCCCAAGTCGCCCCCTTTTTTATTATTAAATGTATAAAAATACATCATCTTCTTCTACATCAATAGTTTCATCTCTTGAATGTAAGTCTTCATTTAAATCTTCATAAATATTTTCTAATAATATTGTTTTCATCTTTGTTGGTTTTAAAATTTATATCCTATTGAAAAAGTAGTGTTAAATACAGTTTGACTAGTTTCATCAAATGATTGATAATGATAATCTAAATCTGGTCTACTTTTTAAATTAGCATTCCATTCTATAAAACCACCAAAGTTAAATTCATATTGTAATCCAGCATTCATACCAATACCTAATTGACTACTATGATTATCAGCAGTTTTACGTCCATCATTTATACCCCATCTATTAATTAAATTTAATTCAGGCATTAATGTACCATATAATCCTTTATAATATAAAGGTAATATTACACCAGCTTGACCTGAAGTAGCAAAATAATTAATAACATTAAAATATTCTATCGATATTTGAGCTTTAAAGATATTATCTTCAACTCCTATTCTACCAGTAAAATCTAAATTACCTCCTCCTACTCTATTATTATCAATTAAAACTGCTGGATCTAATCCTACACTTATTACTGTTCTACGTTCTTGTTGTTCTTGTGATATAAGCCCTATGCTGAACATTAATATCACTATTGTTATTATTGTTTTCATTTTGTTGTTTATGTTGTGACATTACTTTTAAAGCAATATCTGATTGTGTTTTATGTGACATAAGTTGTTTAAGTAAAAAAAGCTGTTAACTTTATATTAACAGCTTTTTATTAAATTTATTGTATTGTTTCTTATAGTAATCTAATCTATGCCTTGCCTACTCATAATTGATGAGTATTGTTGTTTAGATTGATTAATAATAGTGTTAAGTAAATTATTACCACTGCTACTATAATAGTTATTTTGAGCTGTGTTATTAACTACATTAACAGTATTCTCTGTAATAGTATTATTTAAATAAAGTATAGAAGGTTCTAGCTGTTTTCCAACATCATTTACTAGTTGGTCTATACTTGACCTAATACCATTATTAAAAAATAATTGAAGATCTTGTTGTAAGACATCCAAATCTGCAATAACAGTGTCTACTGTTACTGGTTCTTCAATTGTTGATAGATCAGTATCAACTACTAAAGTTTGTGCATTTACTGTAGTGAACATTGTCATTACTGCAAAAGCAAACATAAAAATTAACTTTTTCATTTGTTAAGATTTAAAGATTAAAATAAAATTAATATATGGTATCTCACCACTTTACACTGCAATTGTTTTAGCTCGTGTAGCTGTTCATAAACTAGCTTAATTAGTATCTTAAAAACTCTTTGCCTAAATATCAGTTAGGATAGTTAGCCACGATAATGTGTACTATTTAGCTATATCTCGAATAAACACAACTGCTGATACAGTTTAATAATATTACGGGTATCTCCTCTTCCTATATTAATATAAATACTAATACTTTGTCCGCTATTATTTACAGATATATTATCATTTATCTTCAATCAAAGAGTTTAATTTTTATAAGTTTTCTTTAATCCAATCATCAAACCCATTCCAAGTAGGTCCAAATCTTTCATCGAACATGATTCTACATAAATTAATTACTTCTTCTCTACTCCAACTATCTTTTACAGGTTTAATTGTAATAGTATTGTGAAAATCTGTTTTAAGTTTATATCTTTGAAATGCATAATCTACATACTTAATATCTAATTCATATTCAACTAACACTTTATCAATACCACTTTGTTCACAAAATGCTTTAATAAAGTTATGTGATGGTTGAGGTAAAGTTTCTTTTTTAGGATTACTAGATAAACAATCTATCATATTACCAGTAGTTAAAGATTTATCTGTTGTAGCAATTATTTTTTTATCTACCAAATGATGTGTTCCTCTTCTTATGTTTCTAATAATACTATTATCGGAAATTCTATAAAACCAATCACCTTCTTTAATTTCATCATTTGATGTTATGTAAAGATGTTGAGGTTGCACCTTACTTATTAAAAGTGCTTTATCATTACTTATTATTCTTAATTCTGTACCTCCCTTAATACTAGGGCTAATGCATATATTACCATTTACTCTATCTTCAGTAGGTAACATTACTACATTACATTCTTTGAAGTATTTACTTTCTTTTTCTATTAAACGTGACATAAGTTCTTAGTTTTTATATTTAATTTAGTACATATTCCAATTTTATAATATGGACATACATCCCATTTAAAATTACAATTTTTACAAACATCTTTTGGTTTTTCTTTTAACTGTGACATTTGTTCTTTAGTTTTAAGTTAGTTAATTTACCATCCTGGGTCAAAGTCATCCCATTTTTCTTCATCTACGTCATTTAATCCCACAACATCATCTTGTGATGTATTATTTCCACTAGAACAATTAGGATAAGTACAATGGTTAACATATCCTGTTTTACACGGTGCGCATTTATTCATAATATTTAATTTTAAGTTAATACAATTAGTATAAGCTATTACTCTTTAAATCTTTTAGATTTATCATATATTTCTACTGACCAACCTTTATGTGTTTTAGCATTACCTATTATTAAATTAGTAATACTTCCATTAAGAAATTTATATTTATTTTTAAAATCTCTTTTGGTTACTCCTTCTTCAATAATACCTTCTTTATGTTTAAAAGTATATAATAACATTTTATTTAAGTCAGAGTACCAATTTTTAACATGAGTTTGTTTATTTTTTAAAACTCTATGCACTGCTGATTTATCAAGCTTATATTTTAATATAAAGTCTGATATTATAAGTTTTTCTACAATACCTGAAATATGATAGAATTTATATTCTTTTTTATCAGCTTTAAAGTGGTTTATTCCCCTCATAGTTTTTCTACCTCCTGGTAATAGATTATAACCTTTTGATGAAGTAGATTTGTATCTCGATATATAAAAAGATTCTCTATCATCTAATAACTGAACATCACATAATTCTATTAATTTAATTTTAAATTTTGATATGCCATGTTTTCTAATACTATTAAATAAAAATCCTTTTTTACCATTTTTAGCATCATTTTTATGTCTTCTAAATCTAACTTTTAAAGATTGTATAGTTTGACCTACATAAATCTTTTTTGTAATTATATTAGTGATTTTATATATTTTTCCTTTCCTCATTATCTTTTCAATTTTTATACAATTAGCAATCAATATTTGATTGGACTACTACGCTACATTAAAGCTTGTATTATGTAGTAGATTTTAGAGATTAAGATTAATTCTATTGATATGTATCAATTCGTACACCTATAACTTTACGTTAAAGAATTAATTTTAATGTAACTTAATCTCTTGGAATTTCAACCTTAATTAAATAAAGCATTAAGCATACACTTCTGCATTTTAATGGACTCAAATGACCAACTTTATTTAATTTATTAGCACCATCTATAATAACTACAACTTACTGGGAAGTATTAAGCTATGTCATTCACTAGCTATTATTATAAATGGTCACCAGATAATTCCCCATTGGTCTAGTATGACCAAGACTGTTATCCCTTGCTGTGAAATCCTAAGTGTATTTGTGTAAAATCAAACCGTTATCTTTACACACCCAAAAGCTCTATACGAGTGTTATATTAGGTTTATTTAAGGTATATTTATTCCAACATATCACATACAGTTGGTACACTTGATAGATTTAATATGTAAATATACTCTGGCTATTACTCCTAAGTTTTCTATACAACTAAGTACTTCATTACAATTTATATTCTATCTTTCTTTAGTGTGAATAGTGTTTATACTATTCTTTAATCACAAGGTTTCAAGATTTAACCTTTATTTTAAAAACTCTCACAAGATTCAATCTTGAAGTGCAGTACTACACGTTTAATAACTTCAATAATGTGGTTGCACCCACAATAATTACCTCATTATTATACCTTTTGGATGAGAGTTTAATCTTTTTAATTCAAAAACCCTTGCTATTTCTAACAAGGGATTTATCAACCAACTAATTTAAACCAAACCATTTTTCTTTATGAAAATTAAAAAATGATTGATTACACATCAAGAACGTAACTAACTACTATGGATGTGATACAATGTTGTAGCTAATTTATATTATAATAAGGTTTATTTAGAATAACATCTAATATTATAGTTAAACAAACTATAAATCCTCCTATTAATACTAATGGTAATAATGATAAAGATATTATTACATCCATCATCATTATAACACCACATATTAATATACCTATGAATGAAATATTAAAACTATACTTACGTAGTATATATTTTAATTTATTAATAGTTTTATTCTGTAAATATTTGAGCGAATACTTCATTTGTTTCTATTATGTTAATTGATTTATAATCAGTTTCTAAGAATTCTTTAAAGGTTTTTCTGTTATCTTCTTCATAACCTATAACTTTAATTGTTTTCATTGGTTTCATAGTTTATAGTTATTTAGTTAATAAAAAAGCAACTACACTTTTAACAATTGACAGTTTTTTCATACTGCAAGCTCTTGATTATTAAGTCAAGGATGTTTATTACACTAAATTGTTTATCCTCATAATATAATACACCAAGTATTATACCGACATAGTTGCTTTTAACAATTTATTAATTAATCAAAAAAACACAATAAAGTTTTGATTATTACCATACTCTGCATTTTTATAAACAGACTTGTAACTGTCTTAGGTTGCATTATGGTGCTACTTTTTAAGAAGTAGCTAAACTTAATTAATCGTTCCAATTATGAATTATATACTTTGTAATTAATACAAATAATATAAATAATATTCCAATTATTGATAAACCTACCATTATACTAAAAAATGTTTCTTCTTGAAAAGGATTACCATTGTTTAATATATAGTAAGTATCTAATGCTATTATTAACAATAATAATATAATAAATACTTTCTTACCTTTACCTAATTGTTTAATTTGTTTTATCATATTACCAGTTATATTTTATCCATATTAATAACTTTATTATTGAGTAACGTATTAAAGCTATTGTACCAGCTATTAAAATTACATAAGAGGTAACACCTAAAATTAATATAGGTAAATCTTTAATATCTTCACTATCATTTGGTATATTATGAAATAATAGTATAAGTTTAAATAAACCTAGTACTATACATATTATACAAATAAATGCTACACTTTTACCTTTACTCATAATAATTTATTTAACTGTTCAGTTATATTAATCATCTCTTCTCTTGTCAACATCTGATTAACATATGTCCCTTTTGTTTTCATATTAGCTATATTTTATTTAGTGATTATTAGTTATTCATCAGACATAAACATATAAGCTATGAATATAACTGCTACTATTATTAATAGTTCCATAATTAGTTGTTTTTAAGTATTAATAAGTTGTCAAACTCCCCAGCGTTACCTGTAGGAGACTTGACAATCTTTTTGTTATTATCCTACAGTAATGCCATTTTCTTTTTTAGCATTAGTTAAGTTTGTTGATTTGATTATCATTACATCATCATCTGTATTTGGGTCTGTTCCACTGCTAAGATATATTTCATCATAACAAGGATCACAATAATTTTCAAAGTTTCTATTACTGTGATTTTCAAAGCAATTAGGGCATTTATTCATAACTGTCAAGTTTTAATTAATAATTTGTTCACTCTGCATTATTACTCTAGGCTTGTGACTAGTTAAGCTGCATTAAACACCTTGTAATTAATAACATACTTATATTACAAGGATTAGTCAGTTCTTCAACGTTATTATTAATAAGTTAGCTATTTATTATTATTGTTAGGTTGGTTTTATAAGTTGATAAAGTTAAGGTATTGTGGTATATCATTGATAATCATCTAGTTAAGCTCTTAAATCAACACTATATGCCTCTGATGTTTCATTATTTAATACAATACCTCCTTCAGTAGCAAAATAATCTAAATAAACTAATATTCTTTCATCATCAATAGCTTCTTTATTTTCTTCATAGAATATAGGTAAGGTTTCTTTTATTTGTTTTGGATTTAAACAATCACATTTATTAATTATTGTTTTTTCATTCTTTGATATTTTCATAAAATACGTATTTGTTAGCTATGTTAATAATAATGACTATGTTGATAAGTATAGTCTTAAAAGTGTGGTTATTGGTGTTGTAATGCTACCTAAGCTACCATAAACACTCACAATCCCACTGATAACAACACTTAACAGCACTTTAATCACTTCTAAAAGCAATCAAAACTACTATTAATATCACCACTAAAGAGTATAAGTTCATAATGTTTATAAGTTAAATATATCTCTAATTATAAGTGCTATCATAAAAAGACCACTAAATCCTAATAATGCTAATAAAAGTATATTTAGTATGTAAATAAAAGTTTCCATATTAAAAGTATTAAGTTATTAAAGTCTAATAAAAAATAAACACACCCAATCTAATCTCTAACTAAATTTATATTTGTCGATGAAAACAATCTAGCTGTGTAGCTAGTTAGTTATTAATATAGAGAGGGTGTGCTATTTTAAGTAATTAAGTTTCCTAAGCTTGTTAAGTAAGTAAGGTATCTTAATAAAGAAAAACTAAGAGCCCCTAAGGACTCCTAGTTGTTCAGGTATGCACCTGATTAAGCTGGTACATCAGCCTCTTCTTCTTGATTAGCAACTACCATAGGCTTTGCAGTCCCCATAAGAGATGCAAATAGGTCTTTACTCTCAAGACCAGCACTACCAGTACCAATCACTCTAAAGTAAGTGTTAGTCTCATCAGCACTAATGTTGATTGCAACAATATCACCTTTAGCAACTGGTGCAGTACCTTTCTCTGGGTTACCAGCATAGGTCTTCTCAAAGATTTGAGCTGACTTCACTTCAGTAGTACCATTATGGTCATAAGCAATATTACCAATCTTGTACTTTGTACCATTAGAGTTCTCTAGTACATTGTTACCAATGCTTTGTAGTACAGCTGAACCTTGTAGTTCAATAGCACTAGTTTCTTCATTAGTTACTTGTCTTGCATTAAGTTTAACAGTTTCCATAGTATTATGTATTAAGTTATTATGTATGGCTTGAAAGACTCATTCTCTCAATGACCATAGGGGTTATCCCCAATTTTTAAAAAGAGTGGGGGTTGATTGTGGGTTGGTCATAAAACAGAAACTCTTAAATAATTTTAAAAAATATTTCAAAAAATTTAACATAAAATATTTGGTAGTTATAAATAATAGTTGTATCTTTGTATTATGAAAAAAAGTGATATAGAAAAGATTAAAGATTATCAAATATTATATAATATTATATGGAGTAACTTAGATGATATGTTTAGATTATACTCAGAACAAACTAAGATAGATATTAATAAATATTTAGATACTTTGCCAGAAAATGAAAGAAAAAATGCTGAAGAAGAAATTTATGAATGGAAAATAAAAGGTAGAAAATAAAACTTTAACAAAGATTTAACATTAAATACTTGCATTTACTTATATAATGTTGTATCTTTGTAAAACAATCATTCAGTCACACTGAATATCATCCTAGAGGGCGAAAGTAGTTATAGGATCAGAAGTTGGGTTAGTATCTATATATAATAGAGAGGTTGTCCCCAATAGATTGGAAAATTACCTTAGTATAAAGTAGTAGTTGGGAATAAGACAAAATAAAGGTGAGTCCCCAAATAGGCTAAAGACGGTACTAAAGAAATCTAAGGTTAAAATCGAAATTAGGTAACTAATTTTCAACTTCAAGGGGAAAGTTATATCTAATCCTCAACTAAATGATGAAAACAATTGAAGTAATAGCTTATACTTAAACGTATGGGCTTTTTTTATGCTTAATAATAAAATATAACAAATATGATAATAGAAGAAAACTTATTAAATAATAACAAATTTATATTCAGTGATCCTAAATTTTTTAATAGACCTTATGATTCTATAATGAAAGATAGAAAGAAATTAGAGATATATCTAAAACTAAAAGGTCCTTACTCAGAATATTATTTAGAAGCCTTTGATTACTTTATAATACATTCAGATGGTTATGATGGTGCTACTATAGTTAAAGATCTAATAGATTTAGTAGGTGTAGATTTAGCAGCTCTTAGACATGATTATGATTATATACATTTACTTAAACAATACAAAGGTTTTAAATGGTTAAAAAAGAAATTAAAATATGATTTTAATTATGGTAAGAATATGGAAAGATTAGGTAAAGGTGTTATAGAACCTTATATAAGAGTATTTTTATTATGGTTATCAACTCCTTTTTACTTAATTTATAAGTTATTTTCAAAATAAATGTTAAAAAACTTGTATAATCCAAATATTGTTTGTACCTTTGTATCATAAATAATTAATAATATGATAAATAAAAAATTTTTAAAGAAAAATAATCCTATTAAAGAAATAGTTAAGTATAGGATTAATGTATTAAAATATAAACAATTATTAAAAAGAATTTAATGAAAGAAAAATTTAAAGATTTATTTAAAAGTACTAAAGGTATTTTTGTAGGAATTACTTTACTTTTATGGTTAGCTGGTCTTGGATTACTTATTGGAGGTAAATTAGACTTTATGACATTCATAGGAAGCTTATCTACAATATCAGTAGCAGTTACTGGATTATACCAATGGTATATTAAACAAGAAGTAGTTAAAGAGAATGAAAAACTTAGTATTGCAAATGAAGTATTGATTATTAAATCAAATAGATTATCTACAGCTAATAGTAAACTAAGAAAAGAAAATTCACAAGCTAAAGAAGCTATGAAATTAACTAAAACAAAGAAATAATGAAAAAACTATTATTTGGATTACTTTTAATTAATTTTACATTATTTAGTCAAGTACAAGATAGTGTTTCAATTCATAATAAAGATTATAAAAAAGTAACTAAAGTAACTTTAGGAGAAGTATTAAAAACTGTAGATAGTTTATATAATGTAAATCCAAACTATTATAATGCATTTTATTTAATAAATAAGAAAGATACACTATATATAAAAAGAAAAGAAACTTACACTAAAATATTTAAAGTAATAAATGGAAAATCAATTTAGAATTATTGTTGCAGCTATAGATGCTGCTAATAGAAAAGGAACTTATTCACTAGCTGATTCACATACAATTGCAAATTGTATTATAGAACTTAAAGAACATCTAGGTATTAAAGATCCAGAACCACAAGAGGATGAACAACCAACAGAATAATAATTATATATACTGGGATGACCAGTGGAACAAAGAATCACAATGTACAAAGTAATAAAATATAAAGAAGGTTCAGGTATATTTATTAATATTGAAAAAGAAATTATAAATGAAGATGAAGCTTATGAGTACTTTGAAGAATTAATAAGAGAAGAACTTGAATATGAAATAGGTGAAGGATTACTTTCTGATCAAGAACTACAAAACATATATGCAAATATGGATTATAGATATGAAGATGAAAATAATGTAATACTTTTACAAATAGAAGAAATAAATGAATAAAAAACTATATTTTGAAGATACAGCTAAAGTTAAACTTAAAGAAGGTTTTGATAAACTAGCTAAGGCTGTATCTTCGACTTTAGGACCTAATGGTAAGACTGTTATTATAGAAAATAATGATGGTAGTCACACTATTACTAAAGATGGAGTAACAGTAGCTAAAAGTATTAATTTACTAGATCCTGTAGAAAACATAGCTGCTCAAATGCTTAAAGAAGCTAGTTTACTTACTAATAAAGAAGCAGGAGATGGAACTACTACAGCTACAGTATTAGCTAAAGCAATATTAGATTTAGGATTTGAAGAATTGAAAAATAGATCAGGATTTGAAATACAAAGAGATTTACAATTAGATCTTGTAGAAATATTACATAAACTAGAAAAGAAATCTATTAAATGTAAAAAATCAGATATAATTAAAGTAGCTAATGTTTCAACTAATGGAGATATAGAGTCTTCTAAATTAATATCTAACTTATATAAGAAAAGTAAAGGTTCTGAAATTATATTAGAACCATCTATAACAAATAAAACATATACATCGTTTATAGAAGGATATAGTTTTAATTCATCATATATAGATTCTTTCTTTATAAATAGTGAAGCTAATCAAGTTAAATATGATAAACCATTATATTTTATATTTGATGGTAAATTAAATTCTTCAAAACAATTACTACCAGTATTAGATAATGTAGCAAGAATTAAAAGACCTTTAATAATTATAGCAGAAGAAGTTAATCAAGATGTTTTACATACTTGTTTTAGAAACTTACAATCTGGAAATTTAAAAAATGTAATTATTAAAACACCAGGATTCTCAGAATCTAGAAAACAATATCTTAATGATATAGCAGTTTATACTAAAGGTGAAATTATCACTGAAAGTACTTTATCTACATTTAATTTAAATCAATTAGGTCAATCAGATAAAATAATTGTAACAGAAGATACTACAATTATACAAGATGGTAATTTTGATGAAAAAGAATTAAATTCTTATATTTCTAATCTAGAACATCTTACTAAAAATAATTCAACATATAATAAACAAAAAATTAAAGAAAGAATATCTAAGTTTAAAACAGGAGTTGGAGTTATTTATATAGGAGCTGATTCAGAGTTAGAATTTAGAGAGAAGTATGATAGAATAGAAGATGCAAATAATGCAGTTAAAGCGGCCTTAGAAGAAGGAATTATACCTGGAGGAGGGTCTACTTTATATGATTTAAAAGATGATAAGGATAGTATTCTTTATAATGCAATAGCTAAACCTTTTGAATTAATAAATAAAGATAAATATATAAATTTAAAAGAACTAGAAAATATTATAGATCCTGTTAAAGTAACTAAATCAGCTTTAAAGAATGCAGTAAGTGTAGCATCAACAATATTAACAACAGAAACAGTAATAGTAAATGAACATTGATAAAATATTAAATAAAGAACTTAAACCATTAATAGATTATATTAATAAATTAAAAAATGATGAATACTTTCATACACAAGTTAATTTAGAGTTTATAAGTACTTATAATAGTACAAAAAATTATGACTTAGGAATAGTATTAACTGTTGGAAGTTTAAAAATAGTTAAAGAATTTGTAACATTAATAGATGAAAGTGTAGTTACAGAAGAAGATGTAATAAATTTAAGTATAAGATTTAGAGAAAAATTTTATAGAAATATTTTTAGAAATATAAGACCAGAATTTTTATAATGGGAATAGCAAGAAAACAACGTAGAGGTAAAGTAGATCATATGGGTAGACCAATACCTAAGAGATTATTTAATAACTCTAAAAGAACAAAAGGTGTTCAAGCAATGTCTGGAAGAAAACAAGATAGTTACTTTCAAATGAAAGCTAGATTAAAATATCTTGTACAACTAGCAGATGCTATCAATAAAGGTGGTGATAAACTAACTCAAGATAATTTTAAAGAAATAATTCGTAAATATAATAATGATATATTTGTAGATAAATATGAATTAGAATTAATGATAAATCATAATGGATAAACCAGATAATTACAAAGATGGTTTAAGATTTATAGAATTATCTAAAATAGAAAAACCTAATATAGGTAGATATAAAAAAATAGGTAATTATTTTATATTTATAGAGCAAGAAGAAGAAAATGAAAATTAAAGAAATATTAAATATAAAAAACATATCTAGTTTTATTGAAGGTAATGCTAAATATCATTATGATCAATTAGTAGGATTACCAGATTATATTAAAGAACAACATATATATAGATTATCTCAATGTAAAGATGATTGTGTACCTCAAGGTAAATGTATAGAATGTGGTTGTCCTACAGAAAAGAAAGTATATGTTAATGAATCTTGCAATCCAGATAGATTTCCTGATATAATGAGTGAAGAAAAATGGATTGAATTTAAAAAACAAAACAACATAAATGACTAACGTATTTAATTATAGATTTAAAGATTACTTAAAAGCAATAGAAAAACTAGATATACTAGATACAAAACTTAATAATAAAAACTCAAATTATAAATTACAACTAGAAAAATCATCTTATGGTTACTGGAACTTAAAACTAAGTATAACAAATGAGCAGTCTAACAAAACAGAAATTAGAACATTTAACACAACTGTGTAAATTCTACAGGCAAGTAAACAAGTATGCTCCATTTCCCATATATGATACTTATTCAGTATCACAATTTGAAATAACAATTAATAAAATGAAAGAACAAGATTTAGAAGAAATAGAATGCTGTGCAAATTGTAAGAGTTTATTTCTTTATGAAGACGATGAAGACAGTTCTAAGATTTGGTGTGGTAAGTGTGACTCTTTAAATAAATTAGAAACATTACCTAATATTAATTATTGGATTAGACAGTATGGAGATATATGGATTTAACTATTATAAAAATAGTAGATGCATTATTAGATCCTGATACAGATGAAGTAACTAGATTATATGTACCTACAATACTTAAAAAATCAGATATTGAATATGTAGCACCTAATATAACAAAAGAAGGTAAGCTTTATAAAACAATGTCAGTACTTAAAACTTACAGTGGAGATTCACATGTAGTAATAGGAAATTATAAAAAATTAAGTAAAGAAGTGGAAAACAAATACATAATAAAAAATATAGGATATAGATGAGCAAAAACCCAATAAATTTTGGTATTAAACTTAATGAAGAACAGAAGTTAGCTAAAGCATTAATACTTTCTAAACCAATTAACTTTCTTTTAGGAAAAGAAGGAACTGGTAAAACTATGCTAGGAGTAAATATAGCATTAGATTTATTTTTTAGAAAAGATACTAATTATAAACAAATTATTATTACAAGACCAGCTGTAGCTACAGAAGATTTTGGACATCTTCCTGGAAATCTTAAAGAGAAACTTGATCCATATATGCAACCTATATATGAAAATATAAGAAACGTATATGCTAATAGTCAAGTAAAAAAGACTAAGATTGAGAAACATTTAGAAAATGATGATATCAGAATATTACCAATTGCTTTTACTAGAGGTGTAAGTTATGATCATGCTATCGTTATAGTAGATGAGTTTCAAAACTGTACAGCACATCAATTAGAAATGATTATAGGTAGACTTGGTAAAACATCTAAACTTATATTTACAGGATCTAATGTTCAAATAGATCTTAAAAAGAAAGAAGATAGTTCAATATATACTATTACAAAGCTTATAGGTAATCCTTATGTAAGTATTACTACATTATCTACTAATCATAGACACGCTGCTGTAGAAAGTGTATTAAACGCAATTAGAAATGAAGAATAAAAAAGAAGTAGTTATAAACACAAACTTTAAAGATTTGATGTACTACTGGTTAAAATTTATAAAACCTTTTCATAATTTACCAGAGCAACCTATGAGAATATTAGCTCTAGTGTTATATTATTACTTTGAATATAAAGAAAAAATAACTGATGATGAAATTATATGGAAAATGATATTTGAATATGACACTAAAGTTAAAATTCTAAATGAACTTAATATTAAAAATCATACATTAGAAAATAAATTTACAGATTTAAGAAAAAGAGGTGTAATAAAAAATAACACAGTAGATAAAAAATTTATACCTGATTTAAATATAAATAGTAAAGAATTTCAAATAAACTTTAGATTTAACATTAAAGATGACTAAAAAACAAAAAGACATATTACATAAAATAGCTTTAAAATATAATAAAAGAGATTTAATTGCAAGACAAATTGTAGAATGTCCTTTTATGTTTATGAGAATGATAATTAAAGATTTAGATTTTGAAAAAGATGAGAAAGTAAATTTCTATCATAAAAAATTAGGTAGATTTTATTTTAATAAAGGAATATATAAAAATATTAAGAAAACAAATAAAAAAATTAAATAATGAAAGAAAATTATGTAAGTGCTGATATGTTAGAAGAAGTAATTAGTAAATGTAACTTTGTACCATCTTCTAGAAAAGTATTAATAACTATTAATGAAGTACAAACAGAAAATGATATTGAACTAGTATCTAATAGTGAAATGACTATAGATGATTGGCAATTTGTAATTGCTAATGGTAAAAACTCAGAATATCAAGCAGGTCAAAAAGTATATTTAGATTTAACTAAATTAGTTAAAAGAGTTCCTAACCCTGTAAATACTCATGCTTTTATTGAAAAAATAGATATTCATCCTTTTCAATTAAACGATTTTACTTTTGCTTTACTAGATGATTCAGTTATTGCAGGAGCTATAGATGAAACTGAACAACCAGATATTAAAGCATAATGACAAGTATAACAAGAACATTTAATACAGATGAAAGTTTCTGGAGTACTAACCCAGCTTTTTTAAGCATAAGTAAATTTAAACATTTTCATGATCTTGATAAGTCAAAAGGTAAAAAGAAAAGCTCACAGATAATGTGGGCTATTGCCTTTTTATTAGATCCTCATCAAGATAACCCTTGGAAAAACCTAAATGAATTTGATAAGAAATTACTTATAACTGAAGATTATTTAAGTGATAAAAAGTTTAAGTGGGAAGACTACCAAGATATTAGTAACGAATATTATGAAAGAGTACTTACATTAGCTGAGAAAGATTTCTATGAACTTCAAGAAAAGATGCATGAAAGAAAAGAGTTTATTAAAAATACACCTTATTCATTAGATGCTATAGAAGAAATAGATGGTAGAATGAGAACAGTTAAAGGTACAGCTGCTCAGTTAGATAAAATGGTAGTAGATACTGCTAAACTTTATGAGCAGTTAGAATTAGTAAGGGAGAAGTTAGAAAAAGAAAAAGCAACAGATGGAGAAACAAAAGGAGGAATGCAAGAATCAGCAACAGAGCAAGGGATACTCTAAACCTTTAATTTATAGATGTAAATGTGGTTTTAGTTACAGAAGTTGTAAAAGAAGAATATCTTGTAAAAATAAAGATAATAAAAAATGCAAATAATTAGAGATAAAACTATACCTATAATTAAGAATAGAAATAATTTCTTAGTTAAAGATATACCTAAATACCATCCTTCTTCTATTAAGTTTCTTAAATATTGGAAGCAAGAGAAGAAAAGATGTATTGAAGGTTATTGGGGTGTAGATGATAATATAAGCTGCTCTCCTTTACAAATAGAACATCTTAATGAAGATAGACCAGTAGAGTATAGATATATGCCTGGTAAACTTTATTTTTATGTTAACTATGGTACTATTAAACATAGACCTGACTATTTACCTAAGACTGCACCTAAGATTAAAATTAGACCTTATCTAAGAGATTTTGAATGGGCATACTACTATGTAGAAATAGAAGCTAGAGGTTTTAGTGGTTTTACAGAAGATCAAGAATATTCATGTAATAGATTTCTTTTAGATGATTATACTGATGAAGAATTAGAACACATGTGTTTAGATCAAAATGGTGAACGTATTGATATTAAACATTTTAATTTCTTTAAAGAAGATGGTAGTAGAAAAGAGTATGTAGATGCTAGAGAGTATATAAGAAGAACTTTTGATAAACCAATGGGACTTCCAGTATATGAAAATGAAGCATCTAATTTTATGTTACTTGGAGCTCGTGGTGGAGGTAAATCATTCTTAACAGCAAATACTATTGCGCATGAATGGTTATTTGATGGAGCTAAATATTATACAGAACAATCTATTGTAAACCCTGCTGTAGCAGAAATATTAGTAGGTGCAGCAATTGCATCTAAGTCTTCTGAAATACTTGGTAAAGTATCTGATATGGTAGAAGAATTACCAGGAAAATATTCTAAAGATTCTGTACATCCATTATATAAAGAACATTCTGGTACATTATCTCCTAATAATTTTAAGAATCCATTTAGACATGAGTATGAAAAGAAAATTGCAGGTAAATGGAAAAAGTTAGGTTCTAAATCTAAAATATATCACGCTACATTTACTGTAGAAAATCCTGAAGCAGCAGCAGGTACAAGACCAGGTTTAATTATTGTAGAGGAGGTAGGACTTGCACCTAATATACTTACAGTACATGGATCTAATGAAGCTGCCCAGATGACAGATGGTGTAGTAAAATTTGGTACATCTATTTATATTGGAACAGGTGGTAACGTAGAAAAGATTATAGAATCTGAACTTATATTTAGAGACCCAAAAGGATTCTCAATGTTAGAATTTAATGATATATGGGAAGGTAATGGTAAGATAGGTTGGTTTGTTCCAGCTTATTATATGGACGGTAACTATAAAGATAAGAATGGTAATACTAATTTAGCAGATGCAATTGAAGTATATGAGAAGCGTAGAGCTGAAAAGAAAAAATCTAAATCATCATCTGCAATAGATCTTGAAATGATGAACTATCCACTTAAACCAAGTGAGATGTTTATTAATAAATTAGGTAATAGATTCCCTATTGCTGATCTTAAACAACAGTTAGTTGAAGTACAATCTAACAAAAAGGATTATGCTGATAAACATTGGTATGGTGAATTAACATTAACTACTAAAGGTGAAGTTAAATTTAAACCTGTTGAAAGTAATCAAGTAGTTCATGATTATCCTGTATTAGATAATAAAAATAAACCTGGTTGTGTTGAAATATTTGAGATGCCTAAACGTAACTCAGAGAATATAATATTCCCAAATAGATATTATCTAGGTACAGATACATATGATGATGATGATAGTACTACTAATTCATTAGGATCTATATTAGTAATGGATGCTTGGACTAAAAGAATAGTTGCAGAATATACAGGTAGAAGAGGAACTAGAGAATTTTATGAGATAACTAGAAAACTTACATTATTTTACAATGGTGTTAATAACTATGAAAATAATAAAAAAGGTTTATTCTGGCATTATGAAAAAATGAAGTCTCTTAATATACTAGCTGAAACACCAGAGTCTCTTAGAGATGAAGCTAATATATCTATTAGAAGAACTGGAAACACTAGATTTGGTACTCCTGCTACTGTAGGAGTAAATAAATATGCTATTCAATTAATTGAAATGTGGTTAGATGAACAAGCAGCTGGAAAAGAAGAAGGTGTTACTAATGTACAAACTATACGAAGTGTAGGAGTACTTAAAGAACTTATATCTTATAATCCAGACCCTAACTATAACTTTGATAGAATATCAGCCTTAGGAATGCTTTTAATTATTGTAGAGGATAATTATAGAGTTATTAATTCAGGTAAAGAAAATGATGGTAGACCTAAAAAAGATGCAAGTAAAGATCCTTTCTTTGAAAAAAATTGGTCAGGAACTAAAGGTTTGCATGAATTAACAGATTATAGAATAAATAAAAGAAATAATAAAATACAATTTAATTAGATAGCTATTAAATCATAACCCCTAAATGTACATTTTGATACAATAATCTTTACTTTTGGTTTAGAATATTGTATCTTTGTGTTTAAAATAATAAATAAATATGGCTAATAATTTTTCAGTAAGTTTACCTAGACAAAGACTAGCTTACTCACGAAAGAATAAAAAGTGGAGAAAAGATGTTGTTAATCACGCTGACAAATATTCTTTTTATCATAATGATAAAGTTAGAAATAGTTTAAAGAATAAACTATCAAACTTAAATTTATATAATGGTTATGTAGATAGAAATGATATTCAAAAGGTATTGAATCCTTTTGGTATTGATGCATCTTATGTACCAGATAATATACCTCATCACCCTATAATGGTTCCTAAAATAGATCTATTAGTAGGTGAAGAGATTAATCGTAAATTAGAATATACTGCTGTAGTAACTAATCCTGATGCCATATCACAAAAAGAAAAAGATAAGAAAGAATTTATAAAACAAAGTTTAGCTCAATTAATTAAGTCTACAGGTGGTGATGAACAGCAAATAGAAGCTAAATTAAAAGAATTAGATAAAGACCTTAAAACTTGGCAAGATACAAGAGAACTTACTATTAATAGAATATTAAGACATTATTCTCATGAACAACAATTTGATGTTAAGTTTAATGAAGGTTTTAAAGAAGCGTTAATTTATGGTGAAGAAATATATCAATGTGACATTGAACATAATGATCCAGTGTTACATAAGCTTAATCCTCTCAAAGTATTTTCAGTTCGTAGTGGGAATAGTAACAATTTAGAAGATTCTGATTTACTTATTATAGAAGATCACTGGAGTCCAGGTAAAATTATAGATACATTCTATGATGAGCTTAAACCTACTGATATTGATGAAATAACAGATTATGCTTATAAAAGAACTGGAACTAGTAACTCTTATACAGATAATGAAAACAATCATTTATTTTTAAGAGATGATCCAGCAAGTGCTGTTATAGATGGTCATGTTTCAATAGCTGAAATTAATGGTCACCACTTTAGTAGTAACTATACAGATAATGAAGGTAATATAAGAGTATTAAGAGTTTATTGGAAATCACAAAAGAAAATTTTAAAACTAAAGTATTATGATGAAAATGGTGATGCTCAACATAAATTTGTATCTGAAGAATATATACCTAATGAAGATTTAGGTGAAGAAACAAAGACATACTGGATTAATGAAGCTTGGGAAGGAACTAAGATAGGTAAAGATATTTATATTAATATGCGTCCTAGAAAAGTTCAGTACAACAAAATTAATAATCCTTCTTATTGTCATTTTGGTATTGTAGGTTCAGTATATAATACATCACAAGGTAAAGCTGTATCACTTATAGATAGAATGAAAAACTATCAATATTTATATGATATACTTTGGGATAGACTTAATAAATCAGTACAAAAGAATTATGGTAAAATACTAGAGATGGATTTAGCTACTATACCAGATAACTGGGAAGTAGATAAATGGTTACACTTTGCTGTAGTTAATGGTATTGCTGTTAAAGATAGTTTTAAAGAAGGTAATAAAGGAGCTGCTACTGGTAAACTTGCTGGTAATATGGGTCAATCTAAAGGTTATCTAGATCTTGAAACTGGAGGATATATGCAACAACATATTAATCTACTTGAGTATATTAAACTTGAGATGGGTGAAATTGCAGGTATTTCTAGACAAAGAGAAGGTCAAGTATCTAATAGAGAAACTGTAGGTGGTGTAGAACGTTCAGTAAATCAATCATCTCATATTACAGAATGGTGGTTTATGAAGCATGAAGATGTAAAACGTAGAGTATTACAATGTTTTGTTGATACTGCTAAAGTTGCATTTAAAGGTCAAAATAAAAAGATACAATATATATTAGATGATCAATCTATTGGTATCTTAAATATTGATGGAGATGAAATCTCTGAAATGGATTATGGTATTGCAATCACTTCTTCAACTAGAAGTAGAGAACTTAAAGATACTATGAAACAACTTGCTCAAGCATTTATGCAAAATGGCGGTAGTTTCTCTACTGTTATGGATGTATATTTATCACCTAGTTTATCTGATATGAGACGTAAGATTGAAGAAGCTGAAGAAAATTTACAAGAACAACAACAATCTCAAGCAGAACAGCAAAATAAAATAGCTGAAGCTCAATTAAAAGCTCAACAAGAAACTGAACAGAAAAATAGAGATCTTAAAAAGTACGAAATAGATACTAAAGCTAATACTGATTTACAAAAAGCCATAATTAGTTCTATGGATAATAATAAAGAAGATGGAAATGAAGATGGTATATTAGAATCTCAGAAATTTAATTTAGATGTTACTAAAGTTAAAAATGATTTAATGGTAAAAATGAAAGGGTTAAATCAACAACTTTCTATGCATAACGATAAAGTTAAATTAGAAGAGAAAAAGATTGCTAAACAGTCAAAGACAACTTCTTAATAGCTATTAAATCATACTGTGAAAACTAAAGATAATTTATATTAAGGTTGTATTTAGTATTTAATTGTAGTATATTTGTATAAATTTGGAAGTTTAATATAATAGAAGAAGAAAAAAATGGAAGATAACTTAAACATGGATCTGTTTAATGATGCGCCAATAGTTGATATTGGAGCAGATGAAATAAATCCTTTCCTTGAAATAGAGGATGAACAAGATGAAAATAATACTGATATTGAAACATCAGAAGAAAATGATACAATAACCGACGAGGATCAACTAGATCCAGAGAGCGTAGTTGGGAATGAAGATAGTCAGGATGAAGCAGAGGATGAATCTACACAAGATAATGATGTAGAGAATTCTTCTTCAGATCCAAATTTATTTAATTCCATAACTGCATTACTTGTAGAAAAAGGTTTGCTCTCTGTGGATTCTGACATTAAAGTAGAAGATGAAGATGCTTTTGTTAATTTATTTAAACAAGAGATTGAAAAAACTCAAGATAGTAAATTCAATGATGTTCAAAAAGAATATTTATCTAAACTAGAAAAAGGTATACCTCAAGCTGTAATTGAAAAAAATAACAGTGAAATTGCACAACTAGATACTATTACAGAAGATAATCTTAAAGAAGATGAAAATCTAAGACAAAGAGTAATTTATCAAGATTATGTGAATAGAGGTTACTCAGATGAAAAAGCTAGAAAACTTTTACAAAGAAGTATAGAACTAGAAGAAGATGTTACAGATTCTCTAGAAGCTATGACAAGTATTAAAGAAGCTGCAAAAACTAGAATAGAAGCTGAAGAAGCTAAACTTGCAGAACAAAATACTAAAGCTAAAGACGCAGAAGAAGCTAGGATAGCTAAAATTAAAGATAAGATTAAAAAAACACCTGAAGTTATAAAAGACTTTAAAATTACAGATAATGTAAGAAATAAGGTGGAAAAAAATATGTTTGATATAGTTTCTAAAAATCCAGAAACTAATACTCCTGAAAATTCATTAATGAAATCAAGGAGAGAAAATCAAGAAGATTTTGATTTTAAACTCTATTATTTATATACTATAACTAATGGGTTTGAAAATTTTGATGCTCTTACAAAAACTACAAATAGTAAAGTAGTAAAAGATTTAGAAAGAGCGTTTAAATCAAACACAAGAATTAAAGATCCAGGTTCACCAGCATATTTGCAAGACCCAGAAAGCTATTCAATTGATATAGTTGGGCATGATATTGTTGTTGACTAACAAAAAAGAAAAAAATTAAAAACAATTAAAAATTATGAGTGTAGGAAAATTTGTAATGACTCAAGCAAAGTCGTTTACTGGTCTAACCACTAGGAATCACCTTGGTGCCATTTGGCAACAGGCTCCTCAGATGGCATCTAAGATCACTACTCAATTGCTACAAGAGTCTGGCATGAAAAACTTAGATTCATTCTTAAACAGCATGCCTGTAAAGTATCTTGAAACAGATGATGATTTCATCTGGAGACTAGCTGGTAGTTCTGAAAGGAACATACCTCTAGTGGAAGCTAGATGGCAAGGTGCTGTTGTGGATGAAAACACAACTAACGTAGGTGCTGGAAGAGCACCATTTGAATTGGTATTTCCAGAAAGGTATTTTACAGATGTTCATGAAATCGTAGGAGAAAGACCTGATACGTATCGTATTAGAATTCTTGATGACCCTAAAGAAGATGGAACAAATTATGTGTATACCTGTGAGGTGTTTGGAGGTGAAGAAACTTTACTAGGTATTCCTGGTGATGAATTCTTACCACAAAAACGATTCTCTATTGAAGGAGCACCAGTAGAAGACGAACTTTCAATCAAAGGTGCTGGAATACAGTTCAATACGCCTTATACTATGAGAAACTCTTTCTCGTATATACGTATGGAACATAAAGTATCTGGTAAAATGATTGATGTTAAATTGAAAGGTCAACCAACCTTTTTCTCTAACATTGTAACTAGAGATCCTAAAACAGGAGGTCTACATGAGTCTACTACTTGGATGCAAGAAGTATACTGGCAGTTTGAGCAAGCAATTGCTAAAATTAAGTCACGTACTTGTTTCTTTGGAAAAACTAACAGAGATCAAAATGGTAGATACCTAAATACAGGTAAATCTAACATTAGTATTAAAGCTGGCTCAGGTATTCGTGAGCAAATGGAAGTTTCTAATACAGTATTCTATAATGAATTCTCTTTGAGACTTCTTACAGATATGCTTACTGAAATTTCTGAAGGTAAACTCGATCTAAACTATTCTAGTGGAGAACGTAAGTTTATGGTTAAAACAGGAGAGCGTGGACTTATTCAATTCCATGAAGCTGCTACAAGAGAAGCTCTTGGGTGGATTTCATTGAGTAATAATAACCCAGCTACTGTGATGAAGACTTCATCAAAGTATCATCCTAATTCATTTAAAGCAGGATTCCAATTTACAGAGTGGATTGCACCTAATGGTGTACACGTAGTTGTAGAAGCAGATCCTTTTTATGATGATAAAGTAAGAAACAAACAACTTCACCCTAAAGGTGGTGTAGTAGAATCTTACAGATATGATATCTTTGATATCGGTTCAATGAGTGAACCTAATATCCAAAAAGTTATGGTTAAAGGCGAAGAGGAACTTCGTGGTTACCAAGCTGGTATTAGAGATCCATTTACTGGTCGTAGAGGAGGTCGTATGGAAAGAATGGAAGATAGTGCAACTATCACAGCGATGTGTACTATAGGTTCAATGGTGAAAGATCCATCTAGAACTGCTTCATTACTACCAAATGTACTATAATAAGAAAAAATTATATTAATATTAGAGGGGTAGGGATATCCCTCTATATTAAAATTACTAACTGAAGAAGAATAAAATAAAAATGGAAGAAACAAAAAGTAAAGAATTTACTTTACCTAATAGATCGGTAAAGGTAAAATTTATAAATAGAAAAAGAGGAATGGCTAATGGTTCTTGGGTAACTAAAGATCACGCTATTGCTGGAGGAATGCTTAATAATTCAACTAAGAAATTATGTGTTCCATTGATGAAAAATAAAATGTTAGCTAATGTGTTAACAGCTGATGAAAAAGAATATCTTGAAAGTAACAAAGGTCTTAATATAGATCTTAGTGTATATTCTAATAAAGAATTTTGGAAAGATAGGTTTGTAACACTTAGAAAAGGTATTAATTTACTTGATCTTTCAAACCCTATTGATTTTATTGATTATAAAATTCTATTAGCTAATAAAGATTTTATAGCACCTAATTGGGAAGCTAGAAATAATAAACTTACATATTGGTTTGCAATTGTAGAAGATGGTGAAGAGCAAAGTATTAATAGAAAACAATTTAACTATAAAAAAGAAGCATTTAAAATGTATTCTGAATTAGAAGATAATTCTAATATTCTTAGAGGTATTGTTAAAACTATTCTTAGAAAACCTCTTGCTAAAACTACAGATATTAGATTTTTACAAGACCAAGTTGAAAAGATTATAGATGAAACACCTGAAAAGTTTGTTTCTCTATTACAAGACTCAACTTATGAAACTAAACTTCTATTATCAGATGCAGAAGATGCTGGAGTCATTGTTGTACAAAATAAACAATATATGACAGCTGATGGAATAGAATTATGTTATGAAGATGAAATAGCTTCTTATTCCAACGCAGTTAAATATCTTTCTGATCCTCTTAATCAAGAGTTAGTAGATATTATAAAAGTAAAAATTGATAAAAACAAATAATAATGACAGTACAGGAATTTAGAAATGAATTTGATTTGCTATATGATAATATAGCTAGCAAAGGTGCTCCTGGACTAGATGATTATGAAGTTTCAGTATTCTTAACTTTAGCTCAAGAAGAATTAGTTAAAAATAAGAATACACCTAAAAGTAATAAATTACAAGAAGGTTTTGAACAAAGTGAAAAAAGAAGAGTAGAATTAAAAGAATTAATTAGAGATTATAAAGTTTTAAATCCTATTTTAACAGGAATATCAACTTCTATAACAACTAATAATATATCTACAAAATCTAAATTCTATAAAATACCTAATGATGTATTTTTAATTAAATATGAATCAGCTTTTATAGACACTGAAAATTGTAATAATTTACAAGTTGAGGTTAAACCTATAACTTTAGATGAATATAATAAACAAAAGAAAAACCCCTTTAAAAAACCAAATAATAAAATAATTTGGAGATTAGATTATAATTCTATTGAACCTGGAAGTAATGCGGTAGAGTTAATATCTGAATACCCAATTAAAGAATATAATATGAGATATCTAAAACAACCTTCTCCTATTATATTAGTAGATTTGAATACTAATGAATATTTAAATGAAGGATTAACTATACTAGGGCAAACTCAACAACAAACTAGTAAATTACATCCTAATTTTCATTCAGAAATAGTAAGAAGAGCTGTAGAGCTTGCAACACTATCTTATAAAGAAAACAATTTAAGTAACTTAGTAAACTTATATCAAAGAAAAGAATAAATTAACAAAAAAAATTAAAAAATTATGAGCGTATTTGGAGGAAACCAAGTAGGAGAAATAATTGTAGGTAAGACCTATGGAGATGAATCAGATCTAGTAGATTTCATGCAAAATGGAACTGATGGAGATGTTCAGATCTTTTCAGGAGATGGTACTGCTGTTTCAGAAGGACCTTTTAAAGTTCTTCAAAAAGCAGATGGTTCTATTGGAGGTATAGAGTATACTGAAGTTATTGATCCAAAAACAATTACGTCTTTAAAGACTGCTAAATATAAAGCACCTGTACAAAGACAATTAAAGGTTACTGGTTTTACTGGTACACCTAGAGAAAATGCCACTTATGAAGTTTTTATAAGACTTTATAATGATGGTGGAACACTTTCACCTGAGAATTTCAGACAAATTCCAGCATTTTATGTAACAAGAGAAAATGACACTTTTACAGATATCTTGAATGGTTTAAAATCTAATATTGATAAAACTCTTCAAAGAGAAAGTAATACATTGTTTAACGTAACTGTTGATACTGGAAATGGTGAATTTATAGTAGAAGGGAATAATGTTTCTTTTGTACTAGGTAAAAAAGATGGTCGTCCTGTAGAATTTGATCTACAAGCTGTTGTAAGAGCTAATGGTAATTCTAGTAATGTTACTGGTAATTATTATAATGATCTTACAGTAGAAACTGTTGAAGCAGGTGATCCTGGTAGTGGAACTGGTAATCAAGTAGCTAATCTTGAGTGGTTCTTAAAAGGTAATAAATATGATAGATACAGAACTGTAGGTTATCCTAATAACTTCGACACCCCATACGTAGTTAATCCAGGAAGTACTTACCATATTGTAAATATTTCATACTTTAAAGAACGTGAGTATACAAATGTAGAAAAGCAACATAGATTTGCATACTTTGTATTTGAAAATGCTGATCAAGATGGAGCTGGTGCAGGAACTAATTTTACTGCTGTAAATTCTTTTATTAATGATTTAGAGACTGCAACTGGTCGAACTATTGCAGACCTTTCATAATAAAGGGTATTTTAACTAACAAAACTTAAATTTAAATATAAAAGAGAGTGGAGTATAACTACTCTTCTCTCTTTTTTTATTCATAGATATGATAGTAATAAAGAAATTTCAAATAAATTCAGAAGCTAATTTAATAAATGTAGAACTTGAAGCTTCAGTAGGTGAGACAGTCACTAAAGTTTTACTATGGGATAATAGAACATTTCAAAATTATAATAAAGCTGTAGACCTTACAAGCAAGTTATCTCAAACTTCTAATATAGAAGAATTTACTATTGATCTTAAAGATGTAGGTCAAAGTAGTTTTACTGGCATATACTTTATGGAAGTATCTACTTCTGACCAAGAATGTGAAGATTGTGGATTAATAGGTATAGCTGCTAATTTAATTAAATATAATGAATGTTTATTAGATAAAGTATTAAAATATTCAGTATGTGTAACTGGTAATTGTAATGATAAATTAGAAAATAATATACTTTCTATTGATACTTTACTTGAAACAGTTACTATTTGTATAACTTCTGGTTATTATAGTGAAGCTATAGATATACTTAAAACTTTAGATAAGTTATGTGGAACTTGTGATTCTTGTAAAACACTTACTACATATTGTGGTAAATCAGGATTAAGCTTTTCTACTTTAGATAATAACTTAATACTTATATAATGGAAGATAAAATATTAGTAGGATCATCTATTAAAGCTATAAATAAATCTAAAGTATATGGAATATTAGATTTAAAAAAATTAGCTTTAATTAAATTAATAAGAAGATTAAAGAACAATCCTGGTTTTGAGTTACCATTAGGTACTACAAATAAACTTGATGAATTAGTTAGAAATATATCTTATAAATATGATGATATATGTAACTATAGAAGTGATAATGCATTTACTGAAGTAAGTTCTAATGTTTTTTTAACTAATACAGTTAATACAAATGAATTGTATTCTTTATGGTTATCACAAGGTAATACAGGTACACTAGCTGAATTTTTAGAATTAATACTTAAAGATGAAGATCTAAAATTAGAATTAAATAATTGGTAATACAAATATGAAAGATGAATTAAAATTTGTAACATGGCTTAAATCTACATCTTTACCGATATTACCTGAACCTTTGACAGTATATATAATTAAAGATAGTAATGAATTTGAATTAAAAATTACTGATAGTGATAGTAATTATTTAGATCAAGTTCCTGCAGATGTAGATATACCTGCTCAACTTATTCAAGATGTAAATGATAATAATTTACATAGAGCTAATATGAATAACCCCCATAATGTTTTAACAAATCAAATACAAGATGGTGATGATTTAACATTACTATTTGAAAATAACTTAATATAAAATGGCATTTAATACAAACATAAACAATGTAGTTACAAGAATAGCTACAGAATTTAAAACAATAAGAACTTTAATATCTGGTTCTGGTACAGGAGATGTATCAGCTTTAGATACTGCTTCAACCAACTTAGTAGGGGCTATTAATGAGTTACACACAGAAGTTGATGCAATTGTCAGTGGGGGTGGTGGAGATATGTTAGCTGCTACTTATGATCCTCAGAATGTAAATGGTGATGCATTTGCACGTTCTAATATGACAGGAACACAGTTAGCATCTACAATTAGTGATTTTGCAACACAAGTTAATAGTTTAGCACAAGCTATAGTTAATAATGTTATAGATGCTGCCCCAGGTACATTAGATACTTTAAATGAGTTAGCAGCAGCTTTAGGAGATGATCCTAATTTTGCTACAACAATTAACACAGCATTAGGTAATAGATTAAGATTTGATGCAGTACAAACACTTACAGCACCACAACTTACTCAAGGTCAAGATAATTTACAAGTATATAGTAGAGCAGAATTAGGAGACCCTAATACAAACTATGTAACAACCTTTGAAACTGGATTAGCTTAATGAGTTTTGTAACAAATATACAAGCACTTGCTGGACGCATACGTGATGAGTTTAATACGTTGCGCACGGAGGTTCTTACAGTAGCAAATAATTTAAGTGACGTTGCAAATACCGCTACTGCAAGAACTAACCTAGATGTTTATAGTAAAGGGGAAAGTGCTACAGCAGCTCAAGGAACTAAAGCTGATAATTCAGTACAGAAAACAGGAGAAACAAGTCAAACAATAAACGGGAATATAAAAGCTACAGGTTTTTTAGAATCTGAAAAAGTTATAGCAAGTTCAGCATTAGGAGACATTATTTCTTTATTTCAAAGTAGATTTAATCTTGCTGATATGTATGGGTTTGGAGTAGCATCAAGTGTTTTATACTATAAATCTTTCAATAGACACCAATTTTATAGTAATAAGAATTTTGATAGTGTACCAAATGGTGCAATAGAAGCTGGAACTGTTACAGCTATCAATTTTATTCACACTACAGATAGTGGACCTGTTAGTGTTCAAAGAGGTGCGAATATAGATGGTTCTATAACTGCCAGTATCAAAAGTAATAGACTTATAGTAACTATGAAAGTAGGATCTACTATACAAGACGGTACAGATGTTCAACTAGGTACTTTACCTGTAGGGTATAGACCTGATAGAACCGTTTTTTCAAGTTGTATTCATAATAAACAAATATATCCTTTAACTATAGAAGCTAATGGAGATATAATAGGATTTATGACTCCAGGAGGAAATCTTACAAAAGCAGAAGTAGATATGTTTTTAACATTAAGTTAAGTAATAAATAATAAAATAAATAAAATGGCAAACATAATACCTTGTAATCAAATAGAACAAGAAGCAGATAGACTAAAAGTTTTATTTGAACCTTGTTACAAACTTAAAGCTTCTGATTTAGATTCTTTAGCAGATTTAGCTTATTCTTCATCTTTATGTGGAGAAAGCGGTAGTGGGGGAACTATAAATGATCAAAATAATATATTTAAAACTCATTCTAATACTACAATTATAGGTCAATCAAGTATTGACCCTTCTGTAGGTTTTAATGCTAGTAGAACTGTAACAGTAGAAGAAACTGAAATATTAAATGTTCCTAATACATATACTATCGTTTCACCTAATGGATTAGGAAGAGAACTAATTACTGATTATTATTTTCTTAAATTAGGTAAAGGTACTTATGGTTCAGGTGGTACTCCAGTTACTTTTCAAAATTTCTTAAAATATAGAACTAATCAGTTAGCTACAATAACTAGTACTACAGGTTTACCTCCAGTAATAGAATATTTAGTTGGTGATATAAACCAACCACATACTGTTGCTAATGAAACAGATAGTTATATAATATCTAATGATGAGGATCTTTTTTTTATAATATCTGCTGACAGTGTAGATACTTTAGAATCAAGTAAAAAAATATATAGGTTTACAGGTAATGAAGGGACTTATGGTTTAAATGAAACTCCTTTTGTATTTAATGATTTTATATTAGTAGAAGATTTAACATTAGATGATTCAGGTAATCCACCATCTTTAGATAACGATAGAATTGAAGTTAATGTTTCTAATTGTTTTCCTTATGGTCCTGCAACAGATTATGCTGATATAGCAGAATCTATTAAAAACTCATTTAAAGGTATTATTGCTACAGCTGATAACACTATACATAGATTTATCACTACTGAAAACAGATTTGGTAAAATAGGAGACAGTACTGGTATTATTAGAGATAGAGTAGTTTATGATTGGAAAGGTGTTAAAGATATAATTAATGGTTTAGAAACTATAGAAAGTGATTTTGTTTTAATAGAAAGAACTTCATTAGAACCTTTAGTATCTACAGATCCAACTTTTAATGATCCTGAAATTGTATCTATATTTGTGCCTGATATAAATGATAAAGATGGAATTGCTGAAAAAATTAATACTGAAGAAACATATATTATAAATAATAATGATTTATTTATAACAGCTTTAAATGAATTAGGTGATATAAAAGATCCTGAATATAGTTTATACAGATTAAATAAAGGTAATGGTACTTATGGTAATACTGGAACTCAAATATTAGGGACAGACTTAATTCTTATTGAAACTATTTCAGATATATTTGAACAAAAACAATTAGAATGGGTATATACCCTTGGCTCTTTACAGAATAATAATTTATTTATTGGCATAGGTGATCCAGATGCAGGAATAATAGAGATTGATACTCAATTAAATGTATTATTTAATGGATTATCAGTAGAAATAGACAATGATTTACGAGTTGATGGTACTACAGATTTAAATGATGCTATTACTAATATGACTCTACAAGATATAGAGACATTAGGTAACCCAGCATTAACAACTAAAGAATATGTAGATTTACAATCTTTATTAAGAGAAAGCAATTCTGAATTACATCCTTTTTATGGAACAAGATTATTTCCTAAAAATGATATTAATGGTTATTCTGTAAAATTATCTTCAGATAGTCCAGTAGGATATTTTGCAGATAATCAAAGTGGAGGCATTAATGGTTATGCTGGATTTACAGCAAAGTCAGGCGGTACAGATTATTTTAGAAATTTAGTTTCTTTACAGCAATTTAGTTCTAGTTATGGAATAACAAAATATAGAGATAATGGAGGATTATATAGTTCAGAGTCTTTATTTATATTTACTGGTACTAATGCTGGAAGTATAAGCTTTACTTTAGGTCAAAGTGCTACACCTAATTTAAACCAACAAGATGATGTTCTACTACTAAATTCAGATAGAAGTATTACAGCACCTTCCTTGACTAATGCTTTAATAGATTCTGGAGGAAATCAATCTTTAAT